CTCAATCCTCATCATTTCCCACTATCTACCATGACATTATTATCTCTACGCTTCTTACCACCAGTATTACCAAATATCTTCATGACTACATCCAGGCTTACTTTACCTTCTTGTAACAGATACTGTACTCTTTTAGCACGTTTATCTGTTCCACAATCTGCGATAAAATCTCCATTAATGTCGAAAAGATAACCCAAAGTTCCTTGAGCAAGATTACCTGTATTGACAATATATCCTTTAGCAATAGGTGTAGTTGCATTAACAAGCATTTCTTGCAGCTTATCTTTAGCAACTTTAACGTGTTCAAGCTCTTCTCTAAGACCTACAATCTCATTCTGAAGCTGAGTATTATCACGTTCAAGACTGGCAACAACTTCATCTTTAGTAGCAACAAATGACTTATAAGCTCCACTATTACGGACAATCTGTTCCATAACAGCATTATCAAGAACAAGTTCAGTACCTTCTGTCACTATAACAGTGTCACCATTAGGACGTACAACAAGGATAACATTTCCACATTCAATAGCAAATAATTTCTTTTCCATAACCTTTAGCTTTAGTTTTATTATTAATATTAGTATTATCTCGTTTAAGAATAGTCTTATCAGAACCATCCCGAGACTTATTTTGTAAGTGAATGAGTACATTATTTGGTTTATATATAGTATCAGTATGTGTAAGATTATTATCAGATTGGAACACCTCGTGGAAGACGAGAATCCGCTCTAGAAGTATCTACAACACCGATTTTATAGTTTGGCATAGTATTTGTATTAGTATGTTGAGAACAATTATCAGAACTCTTATCAGAACTATGTCGGGTTTTATTTTGTTCGTGAATGAGTTGGCGAACATCATATTGGAGACAGACTAGTCCATCTCCAATAACATTCTATCTATGCTCTAGTTCAGCTCCCAACCAAATAGCTAATGCAACACTAATGACAACTCCCAACATTGCAACCTCAGGATAACCATGTTGATTGAACAACAACGTTCCCCATAATACAATCAGCAGTATGACTATGATAATGATAATATCTTTCATGATGATAATGATTTGTGGGAGCAGTGTCACCACCACTCCCAATTAATACTATAATTTGACACCAAACAACTTTGTGATGAACACCTGTTGTCTTGTCATGTCAGTCACTTTCATGAAGTTCTCAACGAAGTGTTGTGCCACCAAGTATGACATCATCTCCTCCAACTTGACCTCACTAATCTTGTAGAAGATGGCATCGTGACTGTCAGCGTCAGCTTCATCAGCCTTCTGAACAGCAGCCTCAACTTCAATAGTAGCATCAGTCAGTATGACATTGAGAACATTAACAAGCTCTTCAACACCACCAGCTTTGGCAGAATCAAGACGATAACCAAATGCAGTAGTAAACTTGTCACCAACAGCTTGACGAACTTGTGCAGACAATGCTGTGAGCTGCATCCGCATCTGCTTCACATTGTCCTGTTTGAACTCGATGACACCATCAGCATCAACAGTACGAACAAAGCCAAGAATATCATCAGCAATAGTGACGATAACTTTGCCAGTAAACTGTCCTTCAAACTTTTCCATTCTGATTGACTTAATTGTTGTTTTCATAACACAGTCCTCCTATGACTGCTACGACTTAATTAATAACGACCATGTCTGCGTAGTACAACATGACCAGCTTTGTCAATGTGACAAGCCAGAATTTGTTTTGTTTGTGAATGAGTAGAGATAGTTGCTCGAAGTTCTGTTTGTTAGAACTGCATGACGGGGGTATTGGATTCCGAATTATAAGGGCGGGGGTTATCAGTACTAGCCCCCCCTTCATAAACTTATACTCTAAATACTATATATTCTCATCCTCATATTCGTCTATATTCTCATCCTCATATTCATCTATATTATCTTTCCGATATTCTTTCAGATAAAAATCTCCATAATTTTCCAGTTCTTTTATCATACAAAGTCTTCCACATATTTCCTTACATAAAATCTTCTATAAATCTTTATCATTTCTCATACTTTAATTCATATAAATCCTAATAAAACTCCTTAAGCCAAAACCTTAATCCAATATCTACAATACTTCCTCAATCTCCACATATAACAAAAATCTAAATCGTTATCTCCAACTCCAAATAAATCTCCATCACTAGTACGGGGGTATCGAACTCCATAATATTTGCCCCCCCTCTATTATATCCAGTACCTCTCTCATAAAGACTTATAGTATTTTCCATATCTAATAATATTTAACAATAATAAAGATAGCCTTCTTTAGCCTCAACTATATCAGTATTTGCCATATCATGATAGATTATGCCAACTATTGACAACATCTGCTATAATATCTCATGTGATATAATATTCTAATACCTACAATATCATCTATATTGACGTCTAAGACGATTAAGACAATTAAGCTCTGGCTGTTCCCCCGTAGAGGATTGATATGAATATTACCAATAATCGCTCGTTTAATATCTATATCTAACAATTAATATAATATCAGATTCATATCTTATAAGTTCTCATAGAACAATATCAGTATCAATAAGTCTAAGGCTATATACTTGTCCATCCTCTACGGGGCGCAGTATCGTCAGAATCAACAATATCTATAGAATCGTCAGTATTAAGTTCTGCATAATCTTCTAGTCTAATGGTCATAATAACTTGTCAAGTAAGAACTGGTCTAATAGTCATAGGTATTATATGTTCTCATTCCCTACGGGGGAACAGCCCAACAGTTTCATCAGAATCTACAGAATCGTCTCCATTATCTCCTCAAGTAAGTCTTATAATAACTCCTTAAGCAAAATCCCAATAATAATCTCCATGACGAATCCCGTTAGGAACTGCAAGTAAAATCAGAATCTATCTCCTCCATCTCCATCTCTACGACAAACTGGTCTATAATTCCAAAGTGTAAGGGTAGTAAGTTCTGTATAAAGTTCTGTATCAGAATCTGGAACAGTAAGCTTACAGTAGTATATATAATATAATATATTTATATATTATATTATATATACTACCCCAAAACCCCCTAGACATTCTATATTACGTAGTAATATAGAATGTGAATCAGCATCTATCAGAATTTATATATAATTATCTATAATAATACATTACTACGTAATATATTATTAAAATAATAACCTGCGTGCACGTACAGGTGCACACGTGTATATAATAACAGGCGCACGTGTACATGGGCGTATAGATAATAACAGGCGCACGTGTACATGGGCGTATATGAACATCTTATACGTGCGTGTGTACATGGGCGTGTATATAATAACAGGCGTGCACGTGCAGGTACAGGCGTATATGAACATCTTATACGTGCGTGTGTACGTGTGCGCTATATAGGTGTACGGGCGGGCGTGTGTACCTTACTCATATAGGCGAATGTTAAAAAACTGTTAAATACAGGCGTTATCTTGGTAGTCTCGCACGTAATGCGTACTGTTGTGCAAAACGAATTTTAGACATGAAACAAGAACCAAATAAATCACAAGAAATTAATTATGTTTATAGTTCGGGACAACGAACTAAACAGAAACAAGATATTAAACCTAGTAAGCTCAAGATTGGAGCTTTAGGACTTGATGCTATTGTTAAACCAAATAAATAACTAACATGATTAGAATTGAAAGTGACAAAATGTCGTATGACATTCTAGTACCGACAGAATTTGAAGAGATTAAACGGGAAGATTTAGAGAAACTTCTTGAAGGTATTGTAGTTCCACAATACTATGCTGTTGTTGCTCTTATTTATAAAGAGCGTTTATACGGAGTAGTTAGCAATGTAAAGAACAATAAAACAAGTATGGTTAAATGCATACCTGTTCTTGCAAAACTTCATGAAGGAGATACTAACGCTAACGGTTGCGAAGTTATGGATAGACTTATTATTCCTGCTGCAAATCTTGAACGGTCAGTTCTTATCAATATTCCACAGAATATTCTAGACCCTACTACTGTAGGTCGTTATTGTAATTCCGATGAAGAACTTTCTAGAGCTATTATTACAGGAGCTTATTTCAATGACGGTACTTGTTCAGACTTCAAAGCTAAAGAACTTGCTCCTGATTGTTATTTTGTAGATTTCCGTATGATTCCTATAAATGATATTGCAGGAGGTTATAAGAAAGATATTACTCCCGAATGTCCGTTTAGAGTTCCAAAAGAACCTATAGTTGCTGATGGAGAACAATCTGGACTTGCGAATTAAAATTATCTGCTATTAGTTTTAAAGATGAAGCAATAGAAATTATGATACTGCTTTTATCCACATCCTCTACGGGGGAACGAAATCGATCGGCATATCCAAATTATCATAATTTTCTATTGCTTCTTAACTTATAATAATGATATGGAATTTAAAGTACCAAAACCTAAAAGACAACCTTTGAGTTCTGAATTAGATGATGATTATGTTTTAATATATAAAGATGCTGATAATATTCTTGATGATATTGATTTTGTTGTTGATGATGATAGAATATTATGTAAAACTATTATTGATTCTTTAGAAAAAGAAGCTGCTGCTCAACTACTCGCTGGTAAATGTGTTCAATTGCCTTATATTGGGAATATTCGTAGAAGTCCTATTAAGATGGCTCTTATAAAACATTATAAAGACTTTAAAGAGAAACGTTCTCAACTATCTCGTGAAGATTATGTAGCTTACTGTAAGAAGGTGATGAGACAAGAGAAGATAGACTTACAGAATGCTGAAATACATAAGCGAAAAATGAACGCATTTAGAAAGAAGAACTTAAAGATATGGATGGAGAAGAAGAAAGCATTCGGAGATGCTTATGCTAATGTTTATCTTTATGTATTAAGATATTGGACGGCAATTGATTTTGATTGGGATATAGAACTTGCTTATCAAGAAAATGTAGGAAATGGCTAACAAAATTAGAGTAGATAAACTATTAACTGTTGATGATACCGGAATGCCTAAAGCACCGGATATTAGACAGATTTTAGATAAGGACGTTCAATTACTTTGGCTTAGAGATAAAACTAAAGATAAATCTCAATATATTAAAGAAGTTGGAGTTATTTATTATCTTGCAGACCCAAAAGGACCTTGTAAACAAGAAGGACTTAGTGATAATGAAGCTATTAAAAAAGCTATTGAAAACTTCGATTTACCTGCTAATTATAAACCAGATTTATTAGTATGGAAACTTGCTAAACGTTATTACGAAGCTGAAATAACTGTTGCTGGAGCTGCTGTTGAAACTCTTCTTAGAAGTATTCATAATGTTGTGTTAGCTGCTAATAAAATGAATGAAATGCTTACTGATAAACTTAATGGAGAATTAAGTATTGAAGATAGTAATACTGTAATAGGTATTATGGATAATCTTAATAAGAAAACTGCTGAATTACCTAATATTATGAAAGCGCTTAATACTGCAAAAGAAAATCTACTTTACGAAGAAGAACAACAAACTGCTCGTGGAGGTGTTACAATATTAAGTTCTATGACTGAAGAATAAATATAAGAATTATGTTAGAACTACGAGATAAACGATATAATGATGTTCGATTAGTCTTTGATGAGCCTGAACACAAGTATACCGATACGCTCGGTAATAGCTATATCAGTACTACTACTATCTTACACCAATATCAACCGAAGTTTGATAAGACTTATTGGTTGAAGAAGAAATCCAAAGAGTTGGGAATATCTGAGAAGAAGTTAGAAAAACAATGGGATACTATTCGTGATGAAGCTTGCGAACGTGGTTCTAATACTCATAATGGTTTGGAAGATGGTATAAAAGGTGGAAGTCAATTTAAGAAAGCTATTCAATATCTAGATGAACGTTCGGATGGACAAATGATTACCGTTGCGGATATTCCTACAATACTTGGTAATTATAAGATATTAGATATTGAAGAGTTTGAAGAATTAACCGAACATAAGTATCCCGAAATATATGATGTATTCAGACAATATACAAATGCTGGTTATCAGATTTATGCTGAGATTGGAATGTTTCTTTTAGATTGGTTAGTCAGTGGAACTATTGACGTTCTTCTTCTTAGAGAAGATAGAATGGTTATAGGAGATTGGAAAACTAATCGTGGAGGACTTAAATTTGAGTCTGGATATTTCAAAAAAGATAAAAGACAAAAACCTGCCCAACTTACAAGTGATTGGGTAACTAAAGATGAAACTCTTCTTGCACCTGTTAATAACCTTCCAAATTGTAATGGTTCTATATACAATCTACAACTTAGTATGTATGCTTATGCTGTAGAATTTATTCTTGGTATTCCTTGTGTTGGAATGTGGCTTTGTCATATTGATTCTGATTTTGAATTGAATGAGTATGGACAACCTAAACGTTTTCCTGACGGTCTTTATCATATTAAAGAGAATCCTAAAGAGAAAACAACATTCCATGTTATGCCTTATCGAAAACAAGAAATTGAACTAATACTTAATGATAGACGTATGCAGCTTGAAGCTGGTGCTGTTAATACACAATTTAAACTTGATTTATAATGAAGGATTTATTTTATAAAGTATTTGCAGGTATTAGTATTATATTTATATTTGGTGCTGTATTTAATGAATGTACTAATGATAAAACTACTTTACCTATAAAAGAAATTGTATATGTTCCTACTCCTGATTCTATGACTATTCAAGAAGTTGTTTATCTTAAAGAAGAACTTCGTAGATGTCAAGATAGTCTTAGGATTATTCGTACTGATAGTACAATGAGTTCTGAATTATTTGTTGCTAAGTATAAACTTGAACGTATTCGTTATTATAATGATATAGCAGGTAAAGGCAACAACATAAAATTTTTAAGAGGTTGGATTAATAGAGTTCTTAATGAATAAAATATTATGGATTTTAATGCTAATATTAAAGAAGACAAAGATATGAACGGTAAACGAAAACTATTTTTCAAAGATGATTATCGTCGTCCTAGAAAAGTTATTCGTATTCATATTGAATCTGGCGAAAAGAAAGAATATGCTAGTGCATATTGGGCTGCTGAATCTATCGTAACTACTAGTACTGATATACGAGTTGTATGCGATAGAAATGAAGGTCTTAAACGACCACAATTTCAAAGACGAGGTTATTATTTTATTTGGGGAGATTAAATTATGAAGAAATTCCTTATGAAGATAGAGTTGCTAATCAGTAACTCTATTGTTGTTTTAGGAACTGATGGATTAACTCATTTATTAGTATGTATGATGTTGATTATGGTATTAGTTCCATTGATGGACTTATGGTTAGCAATACTAATTGTGCTATGTGTTGGAATTGGAAAAGAACTATATGATAAGTTCACAAAGAAAACAGAGTTTTCCGCTAAAGATTTGATTTGTGACATTATTGGTATTATATTTGGTCTTTGTTTTGTAGCTTTTTATGCTATTAAATAATAGGTTATGGCTGAATTTATTAAAGCTTATAAGAAATTAGAAGTAGCGGAAGGTGGATATGTTAATGATAAAGATGACGCTGGCATGGAAACTTATAAAGGAGTTTCTCGTAAAGCTAATCCTAATTGGATAGGTTGGATAATATTAGACGACTTAAAGAAACATCATCCTAAAACTTTTGCAACTATTGCTAAGAAAACTCCACAGCTTGAAAAAGCTGTTCAAGACTTATATAAAAAGAACTATTGGAACTGCTTTAATCTTGACAATTTTAAAAGTCAAGAAGTTGCAGAACAGTTATTCGATATGAATGTTAATGCTGGACAACGTACTGCTATAAAATGTGCTCAAAGAATTGTTAATATTCCGCAAGACGGTAAATGGACAAAAGAACTTGAGAACATTCTTGCTGATATTAAGTAATATGTTAAAATACGGGTTTCTAATAATCAATAACTAATTCGATAAAGATATGAAGAAGATATTAATAATACAAGTAATCATAGCGTTGATTACTGTTTATGAAGTGGGATTAATTAATAAAATAAGTAGTAGTATTAGTGAACTTACTCGGCTAACAAATGTAGATAGTGTTATTAATAAAGTCCGAATTGATTCTATCGAATTAGTTATTACTCAAAAAGATAGTACAATTGTTAATATTAAAAATACTATTGAAGATGAAGTTAAAGAAGCTAATAGTCTTAATGACAGTGCTAGTTTGGAATTGTTTGAACGGCTGGTGTCAAACTGAATCTCCATATCCCCTACGGGGGAACGACACAATAGTAAATGTCAGAATTGACTTAATTCGTAAAGCTAATGTTAAGTTGATTGAACATAAACATTGTCCTGACATTATTAATGCTAAAGATACAATTATTAAACTAGAGAGACTTAAATATAATATTCTTGATAGTTTATATAAAGTAGAACTTAGTAAATATTATAATAATGTTCAGATGTTACAGAAACAAATTAATTCTACTAAACGTAGAAACAAGATATTAGGCGGTACTGCTATTGGTAGTATCGCCGTTCTTGTTTTAACTCTATTGATAAAATAAGATATGGCTAATAAAAAAGTTTATCCATTTCGTGAATTTTTAGAAGAAGATAAGAGTCGATATAAAACTGCTACAGAAGCAGGATATTATGACCCTCATAATAATTTTCTTATAGGAGATAGTGGTGGATTTCTTATGAATATTAGACCTGGACGTTTCGTTAATACTAATCTATTTACAGCAATGGCTGATACTTATCTACGAGAAGATAAGTATACTAATTATAAACCAGATAGTATTCCACATAGACAACTTCGTAGAAGAGAATGCGATAGACGTAAAAATGGTTTTGATGCGCCATGTTGGCTTAACGAATATGGACAGATAGAAGATATTCATATTACAGGAGATTATTATAATTATCTTAATTATACTCGTATGGAACTTACTGATGATAGTACTCTAGTTGTCGGTAAGAATGTATCTACTGCTGAAAAGAAGTACGCTTTTCCTAAATTCATTGATGCTCAATATTGGACACATAATGTACTTCAATTTGCTAAAGATAATGGTTTTCATATTATCATTGTTAAAACCCGTCGTGGTGGATTTTCTTATATGATGGCAGCTAGAGCTAGTAATGCTGTTAATCTTAGAAAACATAAAGTATTTATTAATGTAGCTGCTGATAAGAAGTATCTTACTAAGAAAGGAGGACTTACAGACTTTGCCGTATCTAATCTAAAGTTCTATGAAGAAAAGACTCCATTTAGAAGAGGAATATTTAGTCCTACTGTTGAAGACTTTCGTCTTGGATATAGATTACCTAACGGAGTTGAAGCAGAAGATAGTTGGCAAAGTTCTCTTATTAGTGTGTCTGCAAATAATGACCCTGACTGTGCTATCGGTAAAGACGCTGTTGGAGTTAATGTTGAAGAGTTATCTACCATGCAGAACTTTGACGAATTTATGAAAGTTACTGAACCTGCAATGACTGTTGGTGATATTACCACCGGTATGTTAGTTGCTTGGGGAACTGCTACCGCTACCAATATGCAAGTATTTGAACAGAACTTTTATAATCCTCTTGCTTATAATTTTATGCCTTTTGAAAATGTATGGGATAAAGATGCTCGTAATGAGATTTGCGGATTCTTTAAATCATTCGCTTGGGGTATAGAAGGTGTTATAGATGGAATGTCAGGAGTTGATAAATGGGGTAATAGTAATATAGAAGTAGGTCTTAAAATCGCTGCTCGTGGACGAGCTAAAAAGAAGAAAGATGCTAAATCTTTTTCTGATTATCTTGGATATGTAGGACAAAGAGCTTTATTCCCTGCTGAATCATTTAATAGTGCAAGTGAAAACATATTTGTTGGAGAGAAACTTAATATGTGGGAAGAAAAACTTCGTGTAGATAATAGTTATAAATTTTATGTAGATGGACAACTATTCAGAAATGAAGCTGGTAATATAGTATTTAAAAGTAATGCTCGTATAAAAGCTGAAGAACCAAATGCTAAGATTTATGATTGGATTCAAGGAGTTCCTCGTAAAGGTAATGAAGACCCTCATGGTTGTATAAGAGTTTGGTTTGCTCCCGAATATGATGAATATTATATTAATGATAAACGTGTTCGTGAGATTAAACCTGGAACTTATGCTCTTACTTATGACCCTGTTGGTATTGATAAAGATAAAAATGAAATTACTGATAAACATTCTCATAATAGTATTCATGTTTGGGAAATGCCTAGTGACCGTAATGGTTATAAGCTTAAAATGTGTGCTGCTTATTATGGACGTCCTGAGAAACTAGAAGAGGCTGATTATATATTTCTTATGTTATGTATATGGTATAATGCTATTGGAACTGGAATAGTAGAAGTCAATAGAGGTGAAACTGTATCTAACTTTAAGAAATGGAAAATGCTTAGATATTTAGCACATGAACCTCTTTATGTTTGGGACGCTACTATAAAAGAAAAAACAAGTAGTACTTATGGTTATGTTATAACAGATGGTACTAGAAAACTTGATGCTCTACGATTGTTTAAAGAGTTTCTTTGGACAGAGATTGGTAAAGATGAAAATGGTGAATCTGTATATATGTTTCATCGTATATATGATTATCAAGCTATACTAGAGATTAAGAAATGGAACGCTATGGGAAACTTTGACCGAGTATCCGAAATGTTATTACTTGGGATATATTGGAAGAGTATTGATATTAAAGGTAAGATTGAATTGGCTTCTCGTAAGAAAGTTGAAGATACGGAAGACCAACAAAGTATAATGGAACGTGAATGGTTTTAAATTAAATAAGAAGTTATGGATTATCCTTTTCCTAGAAATCACTTCCCTTCTCAAAGGGTTAGTTATGAAGAACGCCAACAAGCTGAATGGTATGCTAACTGTTGTGATGGAGTTATAGCTCTAGCACAGAGTATTAGAGATTCTCAAGAAGATGGTGATGTAGATGAAATGTTTAATATACTTCATGGTAATATACCGGAAGAATATTATCGTAAAGCTCTTAATCCTTATAATGCTACTAAAGATAAATATAAACGTTTTCCTGCTACAATGAGAAATTATGATATGATGAGTGGAGTTATTAGAAGATTCGTTGGAGAATATCTTAAAGCTCCTCATGATTTTGTAGTAGGCGCTAATAATCCTGAAGTTGTTTTAGCTAAAGATGCTAAACTTAATCAAGAACTTATGGGTCTTGCAGAAGAAGCTATAGCAGGAGAAATAGAAAGAGCTTATCAACAATTTATTAATGAAGGTAATGAACCCGAACAGTTTAATCCTTCTACCGCTATTAATGTAGAAGAATTTGTTAAGAAGTTTAATGAAGATTATATTGACGATATTACTATTCAAGGACAAAGACTTCTTAATGTAATTCGTGATTTAACTGATGATTTAGCACTTTATATTAGAGCTTATTTTGAATTTGTATCATTTGGTAGAGCTTATACATATACTGAAATTGCTGGCAATAAACTTATAAAACGTGTAGTAAGTGTTCGTGATGCTTATCCTGTACCTAATGATAATCTACTTGTAGAAGATTATGATATGTTTGCTGAACGTCGTAAACTTAGTTATCAACAAATAATGGATGAATTTGCTGATTATCTAGATAAAGACCAAATTGAATTTCTTAATACTTTCTATGCTAGAGATACAGTAGGTACTGTTGGAGAACGCGCTCTTCTTAATTTTGATAAATACTATTCTTATAATAAAGATGTTTGTGGTAAGTTCACAGCAGATGAACGTAGGAAATATCAAGACGACCGTCCTATGGCTAGAGATATGAATAATGGTCTTTATGATGTATGGCACGTTGTTTGGAGAGGAGAAGCAAAACGAGGTATCCTTAAAACTCAAGTTAATGGTTTTATTACTGAAACTATAGTTGATGAGAAATATGTATTAAATCCTGAAATTGGAGATATAAGTATTGAATGGGTATGGGAACCACAAGTTTATGAATCAGTTCGTATAGGTACTCGTAATACTGCTATTTATCCTTATAAATATAGACCTATTGCTTATAATCGTAATGGTAAACTTCCATATAATGGTTTAATGGAACTTATTCCAGGTTATGGCAGATTTAGTATTATAAGTACTTTATTACCTTATCAAGTATTTGGTAATATAGTAGCTTATCATAGAGAGATGGCAATAGCTAAGAATAAACTTAATGTGCTTCTTATTGCTCGTTCTCTTCTTGGTAAATATCCGGAAGATACTATATATAAAATGGCAGCTGATGGAGTACTTTATATTGACGATACAGATGATGCTGGTATGCTTAAAGCTCAACAGATTCGTATGTTGAATGCTGATACAAGAGATTATATCACTCAATTAACGAATCTTATTACAGCTAACGAGCAGAAAGCTATGTATCAAGTAGATATGACTCCTCAACGTTATGGAGAGATTGCTACATCTGCTGGTAAAGGTACTACCGAAGAAGCTATTGCTCGTGGTTCTATGGGTAGTGTTATTGTTGAGTTTATGTTTGACATTATGAGAGAACATGATTATAATAGAGATATTGATTATTCTAAATTAGCTTGGATAGATGGACTTAATACATCTTATCGAGATGATAATAATCAAATTCGTTATATGTCTCTAGATGTAAATACTCATATACTTGCAGATTATGTTGTTAAATGTAAACTCTCTGGAAGAGAAAAAGAGAAACTTGAACAATATAGAGAATTAGCTTTTAGTGCTGCTCAGAATGGAGATATTAGAATGGCTGCTGCTGCTATCGAAGGAGAAAACTCTGCTGAAATTAAAAAGCAACTTGATGAACTTGCTGAATTAAATCAAGAACATGAAGAACAAATGAAACAACTTGATGCACAAAATGCTCAAATGTTACAACAATATGAACTTGATAAAATTGCAGCAAAAGGTGAACAAGATAGACAAACTCTTGAATTAGAGAAATATCTAGATAGTGAAATAGAAATGATTAAAGCTAATGCTAACATTATGAGCTTTGATAATGGTCTTAGCGATGCTACTAAAGCTGCTGCTGAACAACGTATGCAAGAAGCTTCTAATAATCTTGAGCAACAAAAGATAGGTATGGAACGAGAAAGAATGTATCTTGAAGCTCAAGCTAAAGATAAAGAAATTGCTGCTAAAATGTATGATAGTGATATTAAGCTTAAAGTTGCAAAAGAAAATAAGAATAGATTCGATAAACCAAAGACTAAGAAATGATATAGTTGTTTAATTAGATTGCGATTCGGTTGTTATTATGCCTGTTATTGCCTGTGAAGGTAGTAGCAGGCTTTTTCGTTTATATTTACATTTCATCACATCCTCTACGGGGCACAGAATTGAGCTACAAAGGACTTTCGGCTTAATCCGATGAATTGTTCACGATAAGATTTTTTGTCTTATGCTGGGCAAGCATTATAGGTCTATGTGTGTGTCGAGCACCAAATCAAATCAGAATCAGACCAATAGCAGCAATTAAATAGATATAAAAATTAAATAGGTATAGAACGAACTAGAGAATCAAGTATTAGTTGTGGAACAAATAGAAATTATATTTGCCATGTATTAACCAATAAACATAAAGATATATGCCTGACTTTGGATATGGAGATACTAGTAGTCAAACTACTGCAAATAGTGGTGCTAGTGATACAGTAACAAATTTGGATACCGGCAAACAAGATACTGCTGGTACAGGTGACGGTAATGTTACAGACATTGATGATAATAACAACAATGGAGGTAATACTACTGTAGATAACAATGGTGGTAATGGAGACGGTAATAAAAATACTGGTTCTCAAGACGGAGATATTGAACTTGTTGAAGGTTCGGTTATTGAAGTAGGAGACGATAGTTATACCGTTGATAAAGATGGTAACTTAGTTGATAAAGATGGTAATATCTTTAAAGAAGCTAAGGATGTACAAGAATTTATTAAAGGTTTTGATGTCGATAATAACGATAGTACAGAACTAAGTATTAATACTATTAAAGAACATCTTGGTATAGATATTATTGGAGAAGATGGTAAACCTGTTGAATTTGACAATACTCCTGAAGGTGTTGCTGCCTATATTGATTCGGTTATAGAACAAAGAGAAGATGAACTTGCAGAAGCTGGTGTAAACAGACTTATTGAAACTTATCCTATCGTACAAGATGTTCTTAACTATTATGTTGCTAATGGTAATTCTCTTGAAGGATTTGGAGAAGTTAAAGATAGAAGTAATATAACTATTGATGAGAAGAATATAGCACAACAAGAAGCTATTATTCGTGAAAGTTTTAGAGAGTTTGATAGACGTGGTAATGTAGATGAATATATTCAATATCTTAAAGATAAAGGAATTTTATTCGCTACTGCACAAGAAGAACTTCAAGGTTTAATAGATGCAGATAATGCTTATAAAGAACAAATAGCACAAGAAGCTAAAGAAGCTGCTATTCGTCAACAACAAGAAGAAACTGCTTATTGGACAGGAGTTCAAGAAACAATTAAAAGTCGTAAGATTGCTGGTTATGAGATTCCGGAAACTATTATTATTAATAAAGATGGAAAGAAAATAGCTGCTACTCCTAACGACTTCTTTAATTACGTTTATCAAGTAGATGAAAATGGCAATAGTCGTTATAATAATGACTTAGCTGCTATGACTCCCGAACAAAGACGAGACGATTCACTACTTCGTGCATATCTTCGATTCACAGGTGGTAGTTATGCTGACTTAGTTAATTTAGCAATTAAAGACCAAGAAGTTAAAAAACTTCGAATTATAGCTAAAGATAATAGCAGACGTACAGCTCGCATAGTGCCGCCAACCTCTAGTAAGTCAAAGGGAGGTAATATAGACTTTGACTATTAATCAATAACTAAATTTTGTTGCGTGTATGTATAAAATGCGTGTTATTAGTACTGGAAATTATGATGATAGAGGTTATTCTAATGAAGAATCTATCGCTAATTTACAGTTGACGAAACCTGTTGAAATTAACAGTTTTCTTACATATAATTATGGAATGGATGATGACCGTTTTCCATTGACTTTTATGACAGAAGGTCAAGGTTCTCTTGGTGTTAAAGATATTGATACTATTCAGTGGACTTGGAAGACAATGGGACGTATGAAGTTTACAGACTTTGTAACATACTTCAATACTGCGGTTACTAAGCCGGGATATGGTGGAACTGAATTTGAAGTTCATTTCTCTACTCATTGGTTTATTGAACAACATGGTTTGATTGCTCCCGATGGTAAGACTTCTGTTCGTATTCAGAAAGACTTAGGAGAATCAGCTTATGGATATGGTTATATTCTGAAACTTGATGGAGTTAATCCTGAGGCTTATGTTGACCCTGAACTGTTGAGTAAAGGTAAGTATTGGTCAATGACTCGTCCTACAGTTTCTGAATCATATTCTAAGGGTAACCGTTCTAATACTATGGGACCTGGCAAGATGACAAGTCAGCTTGAAATTTATCGTCATAGTAAAGAAATAGCCGGTAACTTAGCTAATGTTATTACTGAATATGAGTTTGAAGGTGCAGACGGTGGTAAGAGTCGTTTGTGGATTAATGAAGAGATGCGTCAGTTCAATATCCACATGAGAGTTATGGGAGAAGAAGCTCTTTGGATTTCTCAATACAATCGTATGCCGGATGGAACTATTACTCTTAAAGACCGTGATAATGGTAAACCTATTCCTCATACTGCTGGTATGTTAGAAATCTGCCGCGAATCTAACTACGATACTTATGGCGAATATTTGACGCTGAATAAGCTCAAAAGAACTGTAGGAGATGTATTGAATCGTGATACAGATACAGGCAGTATGAATATCGTTCTTATGGGTGGTAAGGGATTCCTTGAAGACTTCGACGAAGCTATGAAACTTGATGCGAAAGAAAATGGATTCTTAACACCGCTTGGAGAAAAAGAAATTCAAGGTAATGGAGATAATCTTGAATACGGTGCTTATTTCCGTAAATATAAGACTGTTGACGGTCATACGATTACCGCTAAGCACTGTTCGTACTTCGATAAGGGTACAGTTGCAGAAGCTGCAAAACAGAACGGATATATCCATCCTAGAACGGGTTATCCGATGCCTTCTCACCAAGCTTGCTTTATCGACTTCTCGTCCTACAAGGGACGCCCGAACGTTCGACAAGTGCGCCAAAAAGGGCAAATCTACAAGGCTAAAGTACTTAAGGGTATGACTGATGTTCCGGCATCATGGGGAGTAGCTGATAGCAACTTTATTTCTACGGAAATTGATATGAGCCGTTTTGAAGTAAAAGGAACACGTGGTTTACAAGTTGATAACTCCACGAAGATGTTCATGTTAGAGTGTGTATTGTAATTAATCATTAAAAAGAAATTAATATGGATTTTGGTACAACTGGAGGTAGTAAAGTAGAAGTAGCTGCAAATGCTGCAAATACTGCCGGAGTAACGGGAAGTTCCCCCGTAGGGAATGATGAGAATAACCAAGCGCCTAAAGCCGATAAAGTTCTTACTAGTAAAGAACAAAAGCAAGAAGAACTAGATAAACCGTTTACATATAAAAGAAGTATTACTGTATCTTTGATACAGAATTATTCTTTATATCGTAAAGCAAACGATAAAGTCCTTCCTAAGAAAAGAGATTATATTGGTAGTTCTATTCGTAGTTCACAAATTCTTGCTTCTAATCGTGCTGAAGTTGAAACTTACTTTCCGCAATTGCTTGGTATATCTGTTAACAATGAGAATTTCGTTACTCGTCTTAAACAGTATTTAAATAACATACAAGTTCCTGTTAATGAACTTGGAGTTACTTTTGATTGTTCTTTCAGATTTAATCATAAACGTGATTACTTTGCATTTAAGGCTCGTGAAGAAGAAATCGAGATGGCTTATAAGAAAGCTAATAAACAATCTACTAAAGACCTTAGAGCTGCTCTTGCTATTAAGATTAATGATTTGAATAATCTTGAGTCAGAACAATATGCTGTTGGTAGTCCCGTTAATATTACTGATTATATTCTTTATCGTCATTGTCTTTTATATAGAGATATTGCAAAAGATACTGCGCTTATTAATTGCGACCCGTATGTAAGATTCTATTTGAAAGATGACGCTAAAGATAAAGAACGTCAACAGAAACTTCGTCAAGAGATTAATAACGCTAAACGCAACTATATTGAAGTTATCGGAGATGATGAGATGTTCGATGCAGTATATATTCAATATTGTGTTGTAGCCGGATTGCCTATTGTTAATTCACTTCTTTCAGAAAGAATGGATAAAGAAAGTCAATTGGATAAATTTAGTACTAGTGAACCTGTTAAATTTAACAGTATTGTTAAAGATAAAGACCTTAGAATTAAATCTCTTATTGAACTCCTTATTGCTCGTGGTGAATTTGTACGTTCTCAATTCAATCAGAACATCACTACACAAGATGGAGAATTTATCGGTGCTAATATGAAAGAAGCTATTGCTTGGGCTAAGAATCCCGAAAACGAAAATGTATTAGCTGCGTTTAAGAATAAACTAAAGTATATCTAACATGACAATAGAGGAGATGCACATAACGTTCAGAGAACTTGGACAGCAAATGGGTGTTCAACAGACCCGTGCTATCTTCTCTGAAAACATAGATATTTGCATTAACTTTGCCATTGATGCGAAAGCTCGTTCCATACTTCGTCAGAATGTTGGAATGAGCTTTTCCGATAAGGTGGCTAGAGATAATGCTAAAGTAAGTCCGATTAACGGTCTATATACTCTTTATACACAAGGTATTATTGAAGAAACTGATATAGTTGGAAATGGTACTAGATTTAAACCTTATACTACTATTATAGATAGTAATAATGTTTATCTTTATACTGGTTTTGATTGTGTGTATTCTGATACCGATGTTGTACATTGTAGACTTGTAGAACGTGAATCTCTTTTTGATACGCTTGACGATATTTGTAATAGACCATCTAAACGGTATCCTGTTGTAACGGTTAATGGTAACAAAGCAAATCTTGTTGTTGATATTTACACAGGAACAAGTGATTCTCCGACTAAACCGAGAAACATTATTTATACTTATATTAAGAAACCTAATGTAGTTATACTTGATGAAGATAATCCAGATAACAATGTAAATTGTGACTTACCTGATTATTTACATAAAGATATAGTTACTGATGCGGTTAATTATTATCTTCAAAGTATAGGTGCTAAACAAAGTTCTGACGGAGGTCAATAACTAAATCATTAATTAAAAATTTATAGGCTTTATGAGAAACTTTATTCTAGCCGCTAGCGCTGCCTATCCTACCGCAGTTCCTTTGACTGCTGCTGGGCAAGTTAGTATTTCGTATTTAGATAAGGGTGTTGAAACTCTTGTAAAAGATGCAGCTACTGCTGCTGGTCTTAAAGACAGAGGAATGATTACTTGGAAGAATCCTAATTCGGAACTTGGACAGATTGTCTTCCCATTTTACAAGAAGGATTTGAGTTATAGTATAAGTGCATATGCTGCTGCAACTACATTCTCAGCTAATTTTACTATTGCTTCTGTAGAAGCTAGTTCGGATTATACAGTGATTATTGTAAAGAACGGTGTTAAGTTCAATGAACGTAATAAATGGACTTCTACAATTCATGCAGGTAAAAACGATACAGTTAAGAATATAGCTGATAAGATTGCTGCTCATATTAATGCGAATACTATTGGTAGTGGAGTAAGTGCTGTATCTGATGATACTACTGCTGGTAAAATTACAATTACCGCTAAGAAAGCTGGACAACCTTATACAATTGTTCTTGCTGACGAACTTCAAGGTCTTGCTGTAGCAACTACCGCTGCCGGACTTCCTGCAATTAATGACGCTGCTGCCATTAAAGATATGGCTAACAAAGCTGCTGCTGATGCAGGATTTGAATATACTTACGATGAATTTGCTGGACTTTATCCTGCTTATCCATTGAATCCTTTAGCACAAGCTGATAAGACTGATACAGGATTTACAGTATATACTATTCGTTTTGCTGAACCAAGAGATATGAAGACTCGTGATGAAGTTGTTCATCAGATTATTCAGATTGCTTATCCTACCGGTTCTGCCGCAATCGCTACACTTAAAACAATCCTTGATGCTTTAGTGTAAGCACTATCAAATATTTAAGTAAATAAATTTAAGGTTGTTATTAGTATTATGTTATGTAATATTGATAGCAACCTTTTATTGTTTCTGCCCATGAATGATTTAATAGAGATTGCTCTAAATCAAGGTATCAGTTCTCTGATAACTGTTGCAGTATTTATACTAGTATATAAATATATAGATAATGCTAAGAAATCTACTACTGAGAAGTTTATAGAAAAAACTGCTTCTAATCTTGAACATATAACATCTAGTATAAATAGAACTGTTGCTTTTATTGATAATATAACTTCTAAGATAATTCAAAAAGATAAAGAGAAATGTAGAATAGCAATAGAACTTTCATTTACTTCTCTTAATAAAGCTCTTTATGATTATGCTAAAGAAACTATTATTAATAATAATATTGATATTAAAGCTGATATTATAAAATCAAATATATCACATCTTGTTAATAACGAATATTATAAAGTATGTAGTACTTTAGCATTATATCAAGTTAATGATGAACGCCCATCTACTGCTATGAAAGAAGAATGGAAACGAGAACTTATAGAAGACATAGAATCTATCATATTTAATGACGGTCTTAATACATTAGATAAGATTAATACTATGGATATTAAACTTTCTATAAGAATTGAAGATTATTCTACTTACGTCTATAATAAATGTTTTAATAAATGATATGAATAGACGAAACGATATAACAATGAAAAGACTTCAACGAGATAGTCTTATTGAAAAACAAATTGCTGCTAGTATTAATAAAGTTAAAATTAATGATAATGGATTTGTAACTCCGGAATATAAAGACGTTATTAATGCTATGACTATGTATTTATTTAATTGTTATGATAAAATAGAAATATATAGTGATAAACAAATAGCTAATCTTGATGTTATTTATGATAATATTACTAACCTTCTTAATACATAATCATGGAAGAAGAACTTATACAGAATAAATCTAGGAATGGTCTTACTGACCAACCTAACAGTATTACACCAGTTTATGTTGAAGCTGCTGAAAATGTAGAAGTAGACGTAGACTGGCTTTATTGTTTAATTCCTGCACAATATGCTTTTGTATATCATAAACTACTTTTAGCGATGGCTGATTTAGGAATTGATATGTTGAAAGATTGTAAGTCTAGTTGTAAAGATTCTAACAAGAGACTTATTGATTGTTTTACTATGTTTAATAGTGCAGTTGCTTGTTATAAACTTGGTAGAGAGAAGGAAGCAAAGTTATTGATGGATTATATAGAAGGACAACTTCACATCCTCTACGGGGGAACAGCAAAGGAAGAACCGAACATAATAGTCAAAGTCGGTGAACATAATGAATATGAAGCTTTTGTTAGCAGAGATAAATCGACTAACAAACTTGTATTTAAGATGAATCCAGAAACTGCTAAACAATATAATGCTGAACCAAATCCTCTCAATAGAGTTTATGAAGATGAAGAACTTATATAATATATAATTATAATATGGAATCTAAAGATAAAATAAGAAAATTAATTAAGATAGATGAAGCTACAGGAGAGAAGTATACAGTCTATCCTATTACTTATATACAAGCTATTATTGACGAAAATGGAAATAGAAATCTCGACGAAATATTAGCTAGCTATAATGCTATTTATGTAGAATTTGATAGAGATTTTGCTACAACAATGAAAGTAATTCCGGAAGTTCTTAGAACTAAAGGACGACAAGTTACTTATATTATACAGGCAGAATTAAAAACTGATACAGCTAAAGCTGCTACTTTTATATATAATTCTAATAAAGTAGAAGACGAAGAATTTTGTAATGCTGATAATTGGATAACATTAACTGGAGGAGATATTAATTTTGTAACAAACGAAATTGCTAGTGTAACTAATAATCCAGATGAGTTAGATATTATTACTGTTAATAAAAAACTTCAATTAGGTGATGGTAGATTTGTTACAGGAACTAGTCTTTATATTCTAAGACCGAAAAATATAAATGCTGACGATTTAGAATTAGATGATGCTTCTATTGCAGCTTTACAAAAACTTAATGTATTATGTGTAGTTAAATATGATTTTGTTGATACTATTGGAGACAATATTAATCTTGGTGATGGAAGTGGATTATTATTTGCTGGTGGAACTATGAGCGGATTTACTTTTAATGTTAATGGTCCATATAAAATTATGGGACATTATGATTTAGTTAAATTCCTTGCAGATAATAGTTTTAATGGAGAAACTAATCTTATTTTTGATGGACAATTCAATCTTGGAGGTTATGATATACAACAAATAGAAGGTAGTTCTTGGAAGAAACAAGCTGTATTAGGTAAGATACTTTATAATAAAGATGATGATAAACTCCGAGCTTTTACTAAAGATAAAGTATTTAGTATTACAGAAAATGAAGAGTATCTTATACCTAGTACTGAATTGAATTTTAATTTTATTGTTAATAACAAACCTTGTACAGAAAAAGAAGCTGCTGAATTATCAAAGATTAAAAGCTTTTTTAAAGTATCTATGCGTACTAAATTTTATTTCTATGATAATGGAGCTTCTCCTAGTGCTCTTACTCATAATTATGGTTATTACCAAGTATGGGTTACTAGAGATGGTGCAGAAGATATTGATTATATAACATTCCATATTCCTTTCTATGATGGTCGTATTAGAATATATAGATGTGATGGTATAGAAGGAACATATTGGAAAGTTATGGATATTTATCCTTATAATTATGATTATGATAAATTGCCTTATGGTACAATATATGGTTATGGAGGTAATGCTAATGAAATAGTAAGATTTAAAGGAAAGAACAATAAAAATTATGATGCGTTTGGATATACAGCTTCTTTCCCTGTTGAACGTTGTGTTCATATTACTACTAATTACGGAACTCATAAATTCAATGAATTAGATAAATTTATGGAACTTATATATGATAATTTTTCTACTAATTTTCAAACGTATGAAGAAAATATAGTTGAAGAAATGCCAATAGTAGTTCCTGCCAATCTAAGAGATTTTGTTATAGATATATGTAATATAGACTTTACAGATAAAGATTCTAACGATAATCAAACATTCGATGTTTATAAGAATATTTCTAGAGTTATAGTAAAGGATTATACATTCAATGATGGTGAGCAAATTCTTAATAATTATAGAGTAATTAAATATGGTCAAACAAATAATGGTGATAGAATCTATTATAAATTAAAATTTGAAATAGACAATATTTATAAAAGAAGTTATCATTATATATTGAATCTTGATGTAAGAATTGCAAAAGGATTTTTGATTAATCGCAATAATGTAGAAATAGAACCAATCATTATATTAGGTAGTTGTTATGTTATGCCTTTATATACGTTTAATAATCCTCCTGTAATTCAAAGACCTATCAGTCTTAGAGATTATCAAAATCTTGCTGACCCTGACGATAATACAGAATATTTAATATTTGAATAGTATGCCAATATATGTAGGTTCTAAAAAAGTAAAACATATAATACATATTAAACAATATGAACATAGTGTTGGTTCAAATGCTAGATATGTTTATTCATTGGCTAGAGGTAAGAACGTCTCTAATATAAATACTCCTTTTGTTTATGGAATGAAGATAGTAACTAATGATGGAGAAGAAACTGAAAAGAATAATGGGTTTACTTTTAGTCAAGATGGTACTGGATTCAAAATCAGAGTTATATCTAATAAACCTGACTTACCTCTACATATATTTAATCCTCACAATTATTGTGGTGATGAATCTAGTGAATATTATGCTGAATATCATAAGATTTATCCATTTGCTGGACAAATGAAAAGTTTAATAGATGATTCTATAGATATAGATTTTAAAGTTCCTTTGGAATATATAAATTCTGCTTATAATACTGTTGAAGATAAGAAGTATATTGCTGAAATACAATGGCAATTTGTAACTAGAAATTATGAAGATAATAACCAAAATTGGTCTAGTAGTGTAGCTATAGGATTTAAGAAGTTTGCTAGAGCGATGGCTATGTATTATTATCAAACAGGTATGGCTATTGATTTTACAACAAATATTATATCATATAAATATCAAGAAGAAAATATTTGGAGAGACGCTGTAATACCAATGGATATTATGACAAGTCCTGTAAATATTAATATGAGACATGGTATTAACAGATATTATAATCCTGTTGGATTATTTCTTAATAGCCAACTTACTTCAATAAATACATTAACTGTTACTATTGATAAACCATCTTTATATTATTGCGATATGGCAGTTGGATGTAAGATAGGACTAATATATAAAGGAAAAGAAAATAATATTAGCGGCTATTTTAAATCAAATGAAATTAAATGGTATAATGCTGATTTTACTCCTTATGAAGATGAACTAGATGAAGATGTTACTTTTGTTCCTAAAACAGGTAGTACTAGTTTTAGTTTTAATTTTAAGGTAGGAGAAAATAATGGTACTTTAGGTCAATTAACATATAATGGTAATATTGGAATAGTAGCGTGTCCTTATTTTATTGTAAATGATAATAGAGAAGGTACAGGAAATTTTAGTGTTAATTTAAAAGTAATTGCTGACGGAAATACTATTTATTCTTATACTATAAAAGGAATAGAACTTAAACCAAGTTAAAACATAATAGATATGGAACATAATCAAGTATATAGTGGTGGTACATTTGTTACCAACTTTCAAGTTGCTCGTATGGGAGCTATTCCATCAGGAGATTTTAACATAACTATTAGTGGTCAGAAACAACCATTTCTTATTAAGAATATTACAGAAGATAATGTTGAAGTAGAAATAGTACCTGCCGGACAAACAACAGCTATTACTACTGTATTATATCCAGGATGGAATGTTGAGATAGTTAATCAGATCAATAACGCACCAGCTGATACATTACAATATGGGTTCTAAAAGTGCAATAGGAATAGGAAACGGTATTTGTTTTAAACAAGTACGAGATAAAGGTGGAGGGTCTTATATAGACCCTCTTGTTCGTGATAGTATAGTCGGGCTTTGGAAGTTCGACCAAAATACAAATGAAAGCCCTACCCGTAATATCATTAAGAATACAATTAAAGATAAGGGTGGAGACTTAGAACTGCTTAATTTTGCCTATAAAGCAAATAGTGGTTATAATGGTTATCAAGAAGATTTTGCTATAAGTACCATATGTTGAATATTCTAAATTACTAGAAAATGAACTATTTAGATATTGTGATTGATAAGATAATTAATAACTTTGATTTCGCTTATATGTTTATAGTCAATGTACTAACATATATAATAATAAAGATTATAGATTATGTTAATGGTGATGCTAAAGTTCCTACTTGGACTAAACGATTAGTATTAGTTATATCTATTATAATAGTTACTACTATATATGTTATATTAGATTATGATAATAAAATTACATTACTTAATTCTGCTATTCTTGCTCCTGTATTTTGGAGTTGGATAATGAAACCAATCTTTATAAAGTTAGGTATTGGTTATAAACAGATAGATGATTATATGAATTAACAAATTAAACTACAAAAGTTATGGCTAAAGGTAGACCGACTAAAGGTGTAGGAACTACAGGACCTAAGAAACCGACTAAAACAAAGTAATGAAAAGACTGTTTGTTTTAACATGAAGACGCTGGTAGCGGCAAAGTATGGAATTATTTCAAGAACATTTGACAAAGGTTTTCATACAAAAGGAAAAGCGGTAGTTCGTTGTGATAACGGGCTACCGCTTTCTTCATTTTAATCAATTATAAATTTTCGTGAAAGTGTTGGACGTAATAATTAAAGAGTTATATTTGTCGATATAGATATTAATACTAAAGTTACTACTGATTATGGCATCCATTAATCAATTGATTTCTGAAATTGCTCATGCTGTTGGGCAACCTAATAATATTCCATTAAGACGGAATATTAAATATGCTATTATCCATACTCGTAATGAACTTATTAGACATGGTTATGAAAATAATCACTATGTTGATAAGGGATTACAACAACGAGTTAAGATAAGTCTTATTGATGTTCCTGATGGAGATTTTCATAATAGTGCTGAATATAATATTCGTCCTATTAAACGAAGTAAACAAAAACTTCCTCGTCCTGTTAGACTTACTAATAATCTACCTTTTCAAAGTATTCGTACTGCTGGTTATGATAATATAGAAATTCCTTTTGCTAAAGAAGCTAGTGCTAGATTCTATACTCATTTAGTTGGTATGTGTAATCTTCCTTGCTATGATTATATAAATGAATATCTATATTTCTTTACTAAAGAAAATGCTTGTGAATGGTTTAAAACTATTAATGCTATTGTAGTAGAATCTGTATTTGAACTACCTCATATTATCGAAATAGAAACTAATGAGAGTAAAATAAATAATTCAGAACGTACTATTGATAACGAAGATGATTTTGATGATAATGAATTTCTTCTTCCTGAAGATATGATAGGTTCTATAAAAGATATTATCTTTAAACGTAATCTTCTTCAAGTTCCTAGAGAGACTAATGAAGTTCCTACTGATAATTTATTAAATCGTTAATAACTTATGGTTCCAGATATAGACATCCATCACTATTATGAAAAGTATATAGAAGATGCTAATAGTGATATAGAAAGATTTAAAGAAAATCATAATGTAGCTGTTAAAATGAGAGATTCATTAAAACAGTATTTACTTTCTAACATAACTTATATTGCTAATTCTTTAGGAATTAAACTTGTAGAATATGGACAAGAATGGATAGATGGTATATATAATCCTAAAAGACTTCTTATAAATAAAGTTTATGATAAACTAGAAGAATATAAAGCTGGTGAAGAACGTATAATGCTAATGCAAATAGTAAAGTACTGTAATGTACTTAGAAAGATTAATGCTCTTAATATTTATATTAGACTTGCTAAAAAACGTTCAGAACTTACATTCAAACAATATAGAGATTATGTTGCTAAGTTCTATCAATATGGAGTTCATAAATGTTGTTTAGAAGGTTATGCTTATGGTTATGGTTATGGTCTAGGAGACTTAATGATAAATCGTTGGACTCATGATCCAAAGGATAATAAACGTAAACGAATAGACCATAGAAAAACAGCTATTGCTAAAGAAAAACTTATTGCTGAAGGTAAAAAACCTTATGATAAAAAAGAAGCTGAAATATATAAACTTCGTGGACTTAAATATGATGGAGTTCCATATGCTGTCTATCAAGAAGATGTTAGTTTTTATAATATAGATATTGTTAATAATCGATATGTGGCACATCAGAATCTTGATTTTGAACATACTGAATATTATAGTCTACAACTTAGAGGTAAGAGCCATGAAGAAAATGCTGCTGAATTAAAAGATAAAAAAGAAGTATATAGTATCAAAGCAGACCTTAGAACAAAACTTAGATTATATACTCTAGTAGATAAAGGTGCTTATTTAAATTATATTAGAAATGTTGACCAAAAGAAATATCAGCGTGGAGCACATAATAGTAAGAATAGAAAGAGATTTTGATACAGTTCGTTATATATATAAGATAGTTAACACTTATTAATCGCTGATAATCAATAACTTAGACTGATATTATACTGTACCACAATACGGTTTTAACTAAATTTTAACGTCAAATACGGTATCTCAATACCAGTTTTTCGTTATACTTGAATTAATATAAATTGTTTAATAGATATTGATATGCCTACATTTAAATATGCAAAACCAATTCTTAATAAGAAAATAGAAGATACTAAAAAAATACTTGCTGAAATAGTTCCTAGTCCATTCTTTATAGAAAGAGAACTTAGAGATTCTAACATAGTTGAATCAGAAGCTGCTCGTATAAGAGTAGTTCAAAGTTTTTATGAAAGACGTGGATATACTCAAATGAGTACTGACCTACTTACTTACATGAGTTATTGTAATAGTAATAAGTTAATGAATTTAATATCGCTCATTGCTATAAAGCTTAATTTTAATAGTAATAAAATTGTATTAAAAGGTAGTTCGGAAGATGTTAAAAACATTATTTCAAATGATTCTAATTATTATAGATATATTGCTGAATTAGAAAAACAAAATATTATTCGTAGAACTACTAAAAAGAATGTTTATGTTGTTAATCATGAGATGATATTTAAAGGTAGTTATTCTGATTTTATTAAAACTTATCTTGATACTTATAAAACTACCGGAGTAATGTTAGATTCTAATGGTAAAGTAATACTTGATAATACTATTGATTATGCAAAACAATAATACTATTTCAGTAGAAAAGATAATAGCGAAAATAGACAACGATTTTAACCCAGACGGTAGTGATTGGATACCTAGAGTTATATCGTGGACTATAGATGCTATGGGACAATTAGATGTTCTTAGAATAGTTCCTAAGAAACGTCGATTAGCAGTTATTAATAATATTGCTAGAACTGCTTGTCCTTTTAGTACAAAAGGACTTAAGGTATATGATGATAATGGATGTGAAGTTGATGTTATATCGGCTAGATGTGGTAGATGTTCTTCTCCATCCTCTACGGGGGAACAGCCCGACAAGTCATTAGAATTGTCGAATACTATGTCAATAGTTGATACTGAATATAATGGTAAAGAAACTTATGGAAGTTTAGCTATACATAATAATACTCCTGATGTTACAAAACAAGCAACTGTTGTTGAGGAGCTTTATTCCGCCCCCCGTAGAGGATGTGAAGATAGAGGTTATGTCCTTATTGATGACCATACAATAGAGATTAACTTTGATGCTAAATATATAGATATTATATCCAATGAAATTGAAACTGAATATAGTGAATATTATAAATGTGATATTCCTGTTATTCCTAACAATTATATATTAATTGAAGCTATTGGATATTACTGTATGTATAAGATGTTATGTCGTGGTATGAAACATCCTGTGTTTAATCTTGGAGCTAGTCAATATGGAACTAATCCTTATTATCAATGGGAACAATTAAAGAATAAAGCTAAAGCTGGAGTTATTATTGATTGGCAAGCTGAATCAGGGGATAAAGATGGTGATGCTTGGCGTAGTTATTTCTATAATTATACTTTTCCGAAATAAATGAGAAGTTGTTATGGAAGATATAATAGATATTGTTACAGTTAATGGTATTTATGGCTTATCTGTGAGAATGAGTTCGAGTAGTCGAAATGATGAAAATGAGGCTCGTAGATATGGTTTTCCTGACCTCTGCGTAGAGATAATTTTCACATCATACAATTAATCAGATTAAGTCGAGATAATCGCCTGTGAGGGCTTAAAATAAGTCAATCGTTATGGAGATAAACAAAAAACTTAATATAGATACTGATATAGAATTTTTAGATACTGGTGATATAGCTCACGCTAGTAATATAGTAGCCAACAATACTAACGATGGAGTATTGAACGAAAATTCTATTGAAAAGTATTTTATACTAGATAATCCTAATGAAAAAGTTGTAGGATATATAGCTTGTTCTGATGAATTTATAATATTTACTAGTTTTAATAGAATTTTTAGATGTAAAGAAAGTTCTAAAGAAAATATAGAAGTTAATACTAATTGGAAGTGGGAAGGTGGTAATGTTATAGGAGCATATACTTATAATATAAATAAAGAACTTATTATTAGTATTACAGAATTAAATACTGACCATGATGTTCCTTTAAAGATTATAAATCTTAGTAAGCCTGAATATGTAATTGGTGAATCAGATAATAAATATACTCTTAATCCAGAAATTCCTCAATTTAATCTTACAAATTATAGTACTGTTAATGGTGCAAATATGTATCGTGGAGTATATAATTTTTTTATAAGATTTAAAAAAGGAGAACAGTATACTGCTTGGTATAAAATTGGTTATCCTATTATATTATTTGATGATTCTTACAATATTACAGTAGAACGATATGTTTACAATGTTAATGACGGAGACGGATTAGGATTTAGTCCTCGTAATTATACTATTACGGACAATGTTAATAATGATGTTGAAAAAATAAGTAAAAATATTATATTAGGTATTGATATAAATGATAAAACATTATCTTATACTCATTATCAAATAGGATATATAGTTAATACTACTTCTAGCGAAATAAAAATATTTAATACTAATGATTATGGTATAAAAAATAAAAGAGTTACTATAAGTAATACTGATACTAGTGGAGATTTTACATTAGACGATTTAACTAGTACATTTTTTAATGTTTATAATGTAAAAACTCTATGTAACTATAATAACAGATTATATATTGCTAACTATAAAGAAGAAAATTCAAATACTATTGTAAGTAAAATAGATGTTAGTGATATAATAGTAAGAGCAGTTCCTTTAAAGAACGAACCGTCTCCTTTATTAGTAAGAAATAATATTAATAAACGAAATAGCATAGTTAGTACTTATGCTCCTGTAGGTGATAGTCAATTAGTAACAGAAGTTTTATTTGGCTCTAAATACATAATTAAATTAAGAGCTAAAATATATTTAAGTGATGGAAGTTATAAAGAAGTTACTAAATGGTTTTATAGTGATGATACTGTGTCTACAGGAACTCTTGGTAAAGGACAATTAGTGTTCGATATTAATATAATATTTAATTCTATTTTATATGATATTGATGAAGAAGTAAAAGGAATACCTTATGTGCCTGAAGAATACCGTGATGCTTATTATCTTATTGTACAAAATAGCGATAATGGTATAATATCTAAATTTTCGTATAGTCATGGAAGTTCAGGAAAAGATAATTTTAAACTTGCCGGAAAAGTATATACTTCAAACGATTTTATTATAGAAGAACTTTATAAAGTTGAACCAGGAGACAATGAAGTATCTCAATCATGGTTTTGTGAACCTAATATTAAATTTACGGAAGCTAATAAATATCCGGATGTAGCTAAAAATTTACATATATGTCTTACTACAGAACTTAACGATGTATATGGAGGTACTATTAAAACTGTATATAATGGAATATTTAGATTGGTAGAATCTAGTATTTCAGGTTCTGTAAATGGATATAGACTTGATTATGATTATGTATCAAAATCTTATTTGTTCCTTTATTATACTAATTTCTTTATAGATAAATATTTAGAAGCTAAATATCCTGGTTCTACTAGAAAATATAAGTATCAATATACACTTAAAAATGGAGCTGCTGAGCCAACTAATAAAGATGCTATATATTTAGATTCTTATTCTAATGCCACATCTTTAAGGTCTTCTGTAAAAGTTATGTATAATTGTAGTTTAAAACGTTTACAACTTTGTGCTACAGCTGTTAATCAAGGAAGTTATAGTCAAGGTACAGAATATGCTTATATAGACGATGAAGTAACTATTATACCAACTAGTGGAAAACAATTTACTTTTAATGTTAATGAACTTATTAGTATACTTCCTGTTACTATACCTAATTATAATAAAACAGTAGAAGATTTTGATAAGAGTTTTGAAACTAGTTATGAATGGACGGAAGATAGAGAACCGAATGAAAATGATTTTGACCCTAATCTTTCTTATAATTTATCTATTTATCATCATGGTTCTTCTGATAAATTTAGCATTATTGATGTAAAACCTAAAGTAGTAGGTTTTAGAAATAGAGTAACTGAAGATAATGTTATAAAAGTAGATAAAGATTTTGCTATAATGATTCCTTTTAAGGATTGGTTTAATAATACTTATGATAGAAAAACAGATGATGGTTCTACTTATAGAATTAGTGCAGGAAGTTGGTCAGACCCAGTTTTTAATGAAGGACAAGTAGGACAATTATATATAAGTTTTGTAAAAAATAAAACTATAAGAATTAATAATACTGATAATTACGCTGCTTATTTATTAAAAGTTATAGATGCTAATAATTTAATGAGTGTAGAAGTTTTATTACCTTATACTGATGAAAAATTTAATATCAGAGTAAATGCTAAGGATACTACACAACATTCGACAGATGTCACATATCCTGTTTATAACGCTCCTATAAATGAAGTAAATGATAGTAGTGGTGGAGGTGAAGAATTAAATTTCTATGGGGATATTACTAAGCAGGCTATTAATAATGCTGTTTATAACCTATTTATACATTATGTTTATCCTAATGGTTCTTATACAGACGGTATTCGTATATCTAACAATATGACGTATAACAAGACTATTAAATTAGGAACAGCTAATAATAATGGAACTACCATAGAACTTAATTACGATGTTAATGAAGATACTAAAATATCTGATGTTAAAAAGAGATATACAGAATTGCTTACTAAGTATACTACAATAGATACTACTGACGCTCATCCTGTAGTTAGAGTATTTGATGATGTGGCTGATGTTAGATTTTGTAATGTATTTCCCGAATATAACAATAATGGTATTGCTTTATACAAAAATACTAACGGAGATAAACTATTTAGAGGTAGCATTTTAGGCAATCATATTACTACGCAATATAATAAAGGATTTAAATTTGTGTTTGATAATATACCTATGTACGAAGAGTTTGTAGGTTATTTTATAAGTTATGAAAAATCAGAACCTATACTTACAGGCGAATGTATAGTAACTCCTTTAACAGGAGGACTTAATGCTAATGCTGGCGGTTATGAGCAGGATATTCGTGAAGTAAGACTTTATTATCCCGAATTTGACTTAGTAAAGAAAATATCTGGCAATATATTGTTTATAGAAAAACAAGAAGACTTTAATACTAATTGGAATGAAATATTTAATGATTCTTATTATAGTACTGATACAGGAAATGGTCGTGCTGTTGGAACTAATTATATATCTTCTATAAAATCTATAAATGTATATGCTCCTAATGATTTATCTAATAATAGAGGTAGACAAGGAATTTTAGCTGTAAATACTACTAATGCTATTAGATTATATAATAATATAAATCAATGGAAAAAACAATTAACTTTTGGATTATTACTTAATATAGTAGATAATATATATTTAAAAAAGAATAAAGAACTTATTAGTCTTGGATATATTAAATATGTAGATTATGAACCTAATAAAAAAGACGAATATGGTTATGAAGAATATAATTATAACTATGATTATTATAAGGTAAGTAATCAAGTGTTTGATATGAACTATTGGGGAGTTAATTATGATGAAGTTCATCCTTCTGCTAAAACAAACGATGGAAGAGTATATACAGAAGATTTCCCTAAAGGGGATTATAGTACTTCTAAGTTTTTACATTGTCCTACTGTTGGAGTAAGAATGAATAGTTATTCTTTATATCCTACTTTTGCTAAGAATATTAAATCTAAACCTATATCTAAATATTATGGTTTTAAAGGTACTGATTCTGATACTGCTCATATATATACAGAATTAGTTACTCATGTATATTATACTATGCTTAATGATATATATGAACTTAAACCTAATTTTTATGATTATGCTGATAAACTTATTTCAAATTTTGATAAAGATTATTATGCTAATTTTATAAACTATTATGATAAAGTTATTCGTCGTAGCGATGTCATAACTAATGAGTCTGTAGAAAATAAATGGAGAAAATTTAGACCAGAACAATATAAAATTATAACTGAAAATAAAGGAGCTATTATAAATATTATTGGTGTTGGCGGTTATCTTATTGCTCATTGTGAACATTCTATGTTTGTGTTCAATAGAGATTCGAGTATGAGAACAGAAGATAAAGATGTTCAATTAGTAATTCCTGATGCTTTTGATATAGATTATGTTGAAATGTTTACTAGTACTAGAGGATATGCTGGTATTCAAAAAGTTAATCAATTTGTTTGTAGTAATTATGGTTATATTTTTTATGATAGCGATGCACATAAACTTTATAGATTTGATGAAAATAATCTTGATGAAATTACTCCTGGATTTAAGAACTTATTTAAACATGATATTGTTGATATAAACTTTGCTATCGATGAACGTAACGAACGAATGATATGTTTAGGTAAAGCTAAAATTGATAATGAAATTAAGTATTTTGCTATAAGTTATAGTTTTAATGGTAAATATTGGTTAAGTACTCATAGTTATTGGTATGATGATTGCTTTAATACTAAGAACAATTCTTATTTTATTAATAATCAAATTATAGAATCTTCTGTTGATAAATTTAATTTAGATAAATTTGGAGATTATACTAATATTATTGATGATAATACTAATATATTTAAAACAGAACTTACTATTGAAGGAAAACCTTGTTCTTTTGTTGATGTTGTATTTAACAATGATAATATAGATAAAGTACTTAATTATATATCATATTCTATTAATAAAGCTACTGACGATAATTATAGTGGGCTTAGACTTCTTATTTATACTAATTGTTGTTATAGTGATTATATAGATATTAGTGTTCCAAAGAAGACAATGAAAGATTATAAACATCCTTATTATAAATACGGAAGTTGGATATTCAATTGGTTTAGAAATAAGATTGCTAACATAGATACCAAAAATCCTATAATTAGAGGTAATGGTAAACTACATCCTGATACTAAATTTATAACTACAAAAAGTCTTAATGATGCGCTTGTGGTTGGTAAATATTTTGTTATAAGATTTATATTTTATAGTAATGATAAAAGAATAAGCGTAAACAATATAGAATGTCATTAATGATGAAAAATAATAAATATAAACCTAGAAAAAAAGCTTTTATTGGCGCTATTATTGGAGCGGCTACTAGTATAGCTGGAGGAATTATAGGAGCGCGTAAAAGAAAAAGAGCCGCTAGACGAGAAGCTGCTCGTCAGAAAGCAATTAAACGTAATGAAGAAACTTATAAAAGTATTGAAGCTCTTAATGCTGGACTTGAAGGTCAAGAAGAAATACAAGATAATTTTATGGAACAATATATGAGATATGGCGGTATTGCTAAAAATAAAAAATATAAGAATAGAAATAAAAAAGCTATTGGTGGAGTAGGAGAAATTATCGGTAGCGCTATTAGTGGAGCTGCTAATATAGTTAGTGCTGTAACTGAAAGTCCAGAAATTGCACAAACTGGAAATGTAATAGGACAAACGATAGGAAAAGGATTAGCAAAACATAATGCTAAACGTATTGCTGAACAACGTAAAGATAATCTTACTAAACCTATTCCTATTAATGGAATTAATGCTAATTCTGATTTAAATCTTCCTACAACTCTACAACCAATTAAACGTTATGGTGGTCGTAAATCAGTATACCGAATGGCGTGTGGTGGACAAAAACGGAGGTAAACATTAACGTAAACCGTATTCATTTGCTCACTGTTGGATTTTGATATAGGTTGTGATAATTAGTATTGATTCTGATAATCGTTTAACAGAGAGCTTTAAAATGGCTAGTTTTGTCTATTTCATATAATAATATATAATTATGACTAGATATGAACCTAATATAGTTCGTGGTGGACGTGCCACTAATATAAAAGGTAATCTATACTATATGTCAGGTAGAAAACATGAATCTGGCGGTATAGATATTGGTAAGAATCCTAGAACAGGACTTGAAGTTGAAGACGGAGAAGTTGTTCAAACGGATTCTAATGGTTTAAAAGTATTTAGTGCTCAACCTATTCTTAATGGTAATAGTCCTGCTAAACTTGTAATGGGTGGTGCTAATCCTGCTAAAGTATTTAATGCTCAAGAAAGATTTAAAGAAGTAAATGGTATTAATGATGATGGTACTAAAAAGAAACGTATGGGAGGATTAAGTAGAAATAAAGATTATGGTTCAAGTAAGAAACCATATCCTAGTGTTAATAAAAAAGATTTTGCTGGTGGTGGAAGAAGTTATCCAATACCTACTAGAGCGGATGCAGTAGACGCTTTACGTCTTGCTGGACTTCATGGTCGTTCTGATGTTAAAGCTAAAGTTTATAAAAAATATCCAGATTTGAAAAAGAAACGTATGGGAGGTATAAGAGAAGATTATCCTACTCTTGCCGGAGATTATTATGGTAGAGAAGAAGCTAAGACTATTAAAGCTCTTAGAAATGCAAGAACTAATCCTCAATATCAAGGACGCAATCTTAATCTACCAACATTATCAATGAATAATGCTTATGGTAATTTACCTGTTACTCCAAGTAATAGAACTGCTATTGAAAGAACTAATACTAAGTATAATACTACTACTGATAAACCTAAGACTAAAAGACAATCATTTAATAGTGCTTTTGCTGCTGCTAGAAAACAAGGTCTTAGAGAATTTACTTGGAATGGTAAACAATATGGAACACAATTAGCAGGTTTTACAAAACAGAAACCTGCTCAACAAACTACTGCTAAAAGTAGCATAACTTCTAATAATCTTCCGGAAGTTACAATTACTGCTCCTAGAGTTAATAGTAGATTAATTAACCAATTAGAAGCTAATAGATATGTTCCTTCTAAACCAAAACCTGTTCAAGAACATACAGTTAGAGTAGAAAGTAATACTGTAAGTCCTGTTAAACGTAGAAGTCCTATTAATGATAAACCTGGTAGAGTTGGTTATACTGATAATAACGGAGATGTTATTTATAGTGCAAGTGGTAGTAATGAAGTTGGTGATATACTTTCTGCTGGATTTAATGACATGATTGAATATGGTAGAGGAATATTTAATCGTAAAAAAAAAGTAGGAGGTAGAGTTGTAACAGTTAATGGTAATGTCAAATCAGGTCTAGTTATCTCTCCATCCTCTACGGGGGAACGGGAAAAAGCCGCCGTTGGTAAAGACTATGACTTTAGAATCGATACTACTAAATATAAAATAGGAGATACTTTCGAATATAAAGGAAAACAATATAAAGTTACAGGACGTAATGCCGCTAAACCTATAGATAGTGGAACTGATAAAGATGTTGAAGCCGCTGCTCGTAGAGACGCTAAAGGAGCAAGAACTGACTTTAGAGATATGTTAGAACGTCCACAATATACTCCTGATAAAATAGAAAGCAAACCTAAAACTGTTACTACTAGAAGTACTAAAGTTGAACAACCAGTTCAGACAACTACGACGACTAAGCAGACCAAAGTAACAGCCCCCCGTAGGGGAAGTGGAAAGAGTAAATCTAAGCCTGCTGCTAAACCTGCTGAACCAACTAAACCTGTACCTAAATTTGCAGATTTAAACACAATGATTCAAGGTATTAATACTAGAGGTGCTCAAACCCCTACTAGAATAGAACCACGTACTATTGAAGGAGCTAGTACTAATACAGGAGTTCCTGATGTAATTGAATCTCCTCGTAAAAGACTTGCTTTATTTGATAAATTAGATACTAATGATATTATAGGTCTTGCAGGTAATATAGGTGGTACAGTTGCTAGTGCTATAAATACTCGCAAATCACTTAATAATATGGAAGCTCCCAGTGAACCTATGTATGAAATTCCTGCTGCTATGAAAACTCATTTTAATATAAGACCTCAAATAAGTGAAATTAATGAGAATACTCGTAGAAGTATGGATGATGTTACTGCTAATACATCTAGTAGTAGAGTAGCTCTTCAAAGAAAACAAAGATTGCGTAATACTGGACAATATGCTAAAAATAATCTTTATGGTCAAAAAGAAAATATAGAAACTCAACTTATTAATCAAGATAGATTAAATAGACAAAGAGTTGGAAGTAGAAATACTGCTGCTTATAATGATTGGAGAAATCGTACTACTCAATTTAGAAATGCTATTAGAGAGCAGAAAGCTAGTTCTCTTAATAATATGTTTAGTGGTATTAATGCTGGACTTCAAGATATGCTTAGTCGTATTGAAAATCGTAGAAATTATAATAATACTCTTGGTATTTATGATGCTACACATCCTAATACAGATAAAAGATTATTTAGAGATAAAGGTGTTACAATTTAATATTGATAAATATGCCTATACAAGAATTTAATCCTGTGTTTAGACCTGTTGTTAATCCAATTGATTTGGAGAAATTAGGACAGGCTTATGATACACTTGAACAAGGACATCTTAAAGCAATAGATACTGCCTCCGCTGTGGAGGCAGAACTTGCTAAGCTTGATTTAAATGAAGCAGAAGATGAATGGAGACAACAACAAGTGAATAAGATAAGAAGTGCAGTTACTAATAATAGTACTTATGGAAATGCTTATGGAGCTTTAGATGATGTTATTCGTGAGAATGGTTCTATAATGTCAAATCCTGGTATGATTGGTAGACTTCGCGCTCAACAAGATTATAAGAAATATATTGATAATCTTGAAAAACGTACTGATATTCCTGAAGATTATAAAGCTTATTTTAAAGAACAAAATACTTATAATTATAAAGATATAACTGATAGTAAAGGTAATATTATTGGAGGTAGTAAATGGAATCCTGCTGTACAAGAAGTTAGTACAGTTCCTATGAGCCAATTACTAGATAAAGCTCTTCAATGGGCTGCTAAAGAATCTGGTGGAGGTAGTCAAACTAGATGGCTTGATTCTCAAGGTAAAGTTACTAATGATATTACTAAATCAGTTACAGGCGAGATTTATTCATCTGCTACTAATAAATGGGAAAGACTTAGTAAAGATAAATTAGCTGCTGCTGTTGCTGCTGTAATTGAAAACACTCCTGGAGCTAAAGCTAGTCTTGACCAAGATTATAAGATTGCCAAATGGAAATATGATAAGAGTGGTGGTAATAATCCTGATATAACTAATAAAGATGGTATTCTTTTAACTCCGGAAGAATATCTTAATAAAAGAATTGACCCATTTTATAAAGCAGCTACTTATTATAATCAAACTTCTAATACTACATATGGAGAAGCTTGGAAAGCTCAATTAGCATTAGCTAGACAACAAGCTGTTGCTGGTAGTGGAGGAGCTAGTAATAGAGCTGGTTATTCTGATATACTTACTACTACAACAAATCCTATAAGAATTGATAATTTTGTTCCATCTACTGCACAAGCAGAAATTAGTACTAATAAACAAAATATTGCTGATTTACTTAAAGCATCTAATCCTAATCTTGATTTTAATCTAGATGGTAAGACTAGTAATGATATAAAACAACTCATTAAAGATAATATAAAAGACCCTATGGAACAATATAGGGCTTTAGGTAATCTTGAAATTATAGACGATGCTCAAGATTATCTTAATGGGTTGAAAGAAGGACAAGAACCTGATACAGCAGAAGCATTTGACGCTTATAATGCTATAATTAGTATGAGTGATTTACCTAAAGATAATAAATATGCTAAACAATATAGCAAAGCTGTAAATAATATATTTGGTAGTTCGCAAGCTATTAGACAATATTTTACATCGGACGATTCGTTTGACGGATTTATAGCTTCTATTGGTGGTGAAAATAAAGCAAAGTCTTTAGGTATAACATTTGGTACTAAAAATGGTAAGAAATATGCTGAATTGTCAAGAGATTATAATAGAAGTTTATATAGTTTTGCTAAAGCTTCAAGAGAAGGTATTTCTCAAAATACTAATATATTTGGAACTCTATGGAATGATTTAAAAGGTACAGTAAATTCTTATTGGGGAAATAATGTAGTTCAAGTAGGAACTAATGGTGATGAAATCCCAGTAACAGGTAGAGACGTACAAGACAATATGTTAGTAGGTAGTGCTAAGTCTCAAAATAGAATAGTATTTGGAGATTTAATAGATTTTGTTGATAATAGACTTAAAAGTAAAAACGATGACCTTCTTAAAGGTGGAAAACTTCAAGTTGGTCAGCAAGTTGTTACTGAACCTACACCTAATGCTGCTGAATTAGTATTTCAATTACAAACAGGTGCTATTAAATCATCAGAATTTACTAATCAATATAAAGTAGCTAAAGACCAAGCTATGAAGGCTATACGTAATATAGACCTTACTCAAACAGGTGCTCTACGAGTTGGAGATAATAATATGTTTGAACCTATTGATAGTGAAGACCGTAAAGAACTTACTGCTATTATTAGAAGTGCTAAAGAAAATGATTTAGAAATAGTAGCTGTTCAAGATTTTAAAACAGGAGAATGGAGTCCTCAAATTACTATATTAGGAACTTATGATAATGAAGGAAAACTTAAAAGAGAACCAATTACTCTTTATGCTCCTGGAGGATTTGATAGCGCAATAGTTGAAAGTTGGAATAATGATACAACATTTAAAGCTAAGAAAGATATAAATATATATGGAGCTGCTGGACGTAATATTAATCTAACCAATGCTTCTGCTTTTGCTAATATTGATAAAATAACTATGATACCTACTGGTGATGAATTTAATGTTTATGATAAAACTAATAATCGTTCTTTAGGTTCTGTATCTCCTCAAACTGCTGTTGATTTAAGAGATACTTATTATCAATGGAATGATATTTATAATTTATATCAAACAGGAGCTAATGTTAGAAAAGAAGCAATCGAAGCTATTGCTGAAAAAACAGCTATTAATTTAGCAAATATTACAGGAGCTGCTGGTAATCAGAATATAATTGCTTATTATTACCAACAATTAATTAACAATATAATGGGACAATAATATGGATATACTAAAGTTTGCACAAGAAGGAAACGTTAGAAGAAATCCTGACTATAATCCTAAGACTAAAAAGGGGGCATTACAGCCCCCTACTATAACAGATTTCAATCCCGCCACTTCTACAAGTGATGCGGGACGTTCTGTTTTAGGACGTACATTAGCAAGAGGTATATATAATCTTAATCAATATGATGTAGATAAATATACTCCTTATGATACTTATGTTAATCCTTATGATACTGAAGAAGAACTTAATAAAGAACGTGCAGAGAATCAAGGAGTACTTGAACAAACCGGTAGATTCGTTGGACAAGCGGTTGGTTCTGAAGTTGTACTTGGTACTCTTCGTGGATTTAGTGATTTAGTTGATGCAGCTGGACAACTTATAGGAGTTACTGACGATGATTATACTAATCCTGTTAGTTCTCAACTTGCAGAATGGCAAGATGCTATTCGTGAAAGACTTGAAATATATAGAGAAAACCCTAATGAAAACTTTGATTTTAGTGATAGTGGATGGTGGCTTGGTAATGCTGTAAGTATAGCTAGTACATTAAGTCTTTTAATACCTGGAACTGCTGTCGCTAAATTAGGTAAAATTGCAGGTCTTGGACGATTAGCTCGTGGTATAGGTAAAGTAGCAGGTAAACCATTTGGTAGACCAAATACTTTTGGTAAAATGGCAGAAGTTGGTAGTGATATTATGGGAACTGCCGCTGCTAGTAGAGTTGCTGAAAACTATATAGAAGCTAGAGATACTTATACACAAGTTTATGATGAAGCTAAAGAAAGATTAGCTTCTATGTCAGAATCTGATAGAGAAACTTTATATAATGCTAATCCTAAACTTCGTGGACTTAGTGATGATGAAATTGCTAAATATGTATCAGGAGAATCTGCTGATGATACTTTTAAGAACGATATGTGGCTTATGTTATTAGACGCGTTTCAGCTTAAAGGATTAAGAAATATTTGGAAAGGTGCTAGAAATATAGCTACTAATAGAACTTTAAGAGAAGCTAATGAACAAGCTGCTGCTAGATTAGTTGGTAGAGAAATACAAGTACCTACTGGTATTAAAAAATATCTACGAGTTCCTGATAAAGAAAGTCTTCTTAATGTTGTTCGTGAAGGAAGTGAAGGATTTGAAGAAGGATGGCAATATATACAACAACAAGCAGGAGTTGATAAAGGACGAGAAATGCTTAATGACGCACATGAATCTCGTACTTATACTGATTATCTTAGAGACCCTCAAATGTGGGAACAATCATTTTGGGGATGGCTTGGTGGAGTAGCTTTTCAAGGTATAGGTAGTGCTGCTAATAAACAATATGCTAAATATATATCTAAAACTAAAGATATTCTAACAGAAAGTCGTAAAGCTGAAATAGATACTAGAGCTACTATATTAGATAAATATATTAATGATATGGCTATATTAAATGAAGGATATAATCCTAATAGTCCTGTTATTAATGATGAAGGTAATATAGTTCAAGATGTTGATGGTAATAATGTTTATGAAGAAGTAAACGAAACTGAAAAAGAAGCATTAAAACAAAATGCTACTGAGAAACTTATTACAGATTTAACTATTAATGCTATTGACAAAGGTAATTATAATTTGCTAAAAGACTTCCTTATGTCAGAAGACATAGCTCAATATATGGATAAATCAGGAGCTATTGAACAAGGACAATCTAAACAATTCATGACTAATGTTATTGCTAAAATGAATAAAGTATCTGAGACTTATGAAACAGAACTTAATAAAGCAATAAATAATGATGCTAAAGATGCTAATATAGCTAGTAGAATAGCTAAAGAAAATACATATAATAAATTAGCTTCTAGAAATGAACAAAACATAATAAATAAATATACTGATGAATATAATAAATCTATTAATGATATATCTGATGTTAATACTAAAACTAGAGTTGATGAATTGAATAAAGCTGTTCGACTAGAAGGAATCGCTCAAGAACTTAATTATCTTAATCAACAACTTAAAGTTAATGATGATAATCTTAAAGCTAAAACTATTACTAAGTTTGAGCATGACCATATTGCTCGTAAAATAAATAAGAAGAAACAAGCATTTGTTAAATCTGCTAATACTACTAATGAAACTGAATTTAATGCTTTATATAATGAAAATAGAAATAATACTGCTCTTCAAGAACTTGGTAATATAGATAAAAATATAGCCACTGCTGTTATTGGTCGTAGTATGGCTGAACGAAGAAAAACTCTAATAGATAGTGATGTTGCAGAAACTAATCAACAGATTAGAGATAGAGCTAAATATATAGAAAACGAATATAGAACTGTTAAAGATGAAGCTCTTAAAGATAATATTAAAAGATTAGATAATACTTTTGAATCTAACGATATTGATACAGTTCTTGATTATCTCGCTGGTAATAAAGATGTAGACCTTAACGATAATATTAAAAAAGAACTTGATGATATAGTTAAGAATATTAATATGTTCGATGAATCGTCAGAACCTATCACTGATGTTATAAGTAGGCACGCTAGATTAAAAGCAAGGCAAAAAGGACAACAACCTGTAGCTACTGTTAATAATAAACCAGTAGAACAAGTTCCACCTGTTGCACAAGTTAAACAAGAAGCTCCTGTTGAAGAAGAACAGAAACAAGATAAAGATGATGCAATCTCTCCACCCCCTACGGGGGAACCCCAACAAGCACCCCCAGAAATTGTTAGAGGTGTCGAAGAAGATAGTGCTGATAAAGAAATAGAATCTGTTCTTGCACAACAAGAAGCAATCCAAGAAAAACAATTTAATGCTAGTTCTGAAATAAATGCTTATGTATTAGATAAGTTCTTAAAGAATACAGATGAGGAATTAGTCAATATGTCTTATGATGAACAATATGCTGTTATCAAAAATGAACTTATAAATGAAGGATTTGATGCTGATATAATCGATGATATACTTCCAAAAGAACTTAGTAGTGTAAACTACATATATAAAAGTATTCAAGAAATGAATGCTGATGAGCACGCTAGTAGTATAGATTTTGTTATATCAAAAATAGTTAGTGATGAACAAGCAGATAAAGTAGAATACTTTCGTAATCTGATAGATATATATAAAGCTAATAATAATATTCTATCGGTAAATGGCAAAGACTATTTTAATATAATAAGTCTTATGAGATTTGCAATTAAGGAAAGTAATGCTACATTTGAGACTGTTAATAAACTATATGATGAATTAAGAGCATATCTTTTGTTAGGAACTGATGAAAATCTTATTAATATTTCTCCTAGAGATTTAACTTTAGACAGAGAAAAACTAATGGAATTAGTTCAAGACCAAGAACGTGAAGACCCTGAATTAGATAATAATATAGGTATCTATACAGAGAATAAACAAGGAGAAGAAGCTTTAGCTACTTTACAAGTTGGTCAAGAATTAGAAGTTAGACATGAACCAAAAGGTATTTCGTTTTGGTCAACAGTTAATTATGGAGGAGTTAATATTCCTGTTAAAATAGGATTCAATAAGAAGATGCGAAAGACTTCTGATAATGACGGATATATATTTAGTAATGAGTTTTGGTCTTATGAAGTAAGATATACAGAAGATGGTTATAGTAGTAGTCTTGATGAATTGTTTGATAGACTGAATCCGGAGAATGGAGAGATTAGTGATGAAGCTAAACAGTTTATAGACCTTATTTATAAAGCAAGACTTAATAAACTTACTGATGAAGATATTAACAATCTATGGAATAATTCTTTATCCGATTTAGTATTACCTTTACTTAAAAACAAAAATAAGAATAACGAAGTAAGTACAAGATTACTTCGTAATATAGGTAATATATATCTTTATAGAGTAAGTGACAATCTTAATGATAATTATATATCTTATGGAGAATTTATTGCTAAACAATATAATAACTATAAGATGGTAGACAATATTGATAACAATATAGATACTACTAAAGTTACTGTTAAATATGTTAGTAGAGGAGAAGCGATATTTGATATAAATGCTGAACCTCAATCTATTGATAAGGCTATTGTAGGATTTAATTATAATGATATTCATTTAGGTATAGTAGCCGCTGATGGTGAAATTAGAGATACAGTTAATGGAACTGTAAGAGTTAAAGCTGGCTTTAATAATACTAACTTATTAGTTATTGTACCTAATGGAACTAATGAACCTTTTTATGCTAAAGTGATTCCACAAGGATTTGATAGTACTACTCAATTAGGAGCTGCTATTAGAAACGAAATCATCAATTCTATTAAAGAACGACAAATGAATAATATATCGTTTGAAGAACTTAGAAATAGATTGATGGATATATTCGGAGTTAAGAATTTTGTTAATGGAGTTAATTGTATAGAATATAATAATCGTATTATTATAGCTCCGGCTGGTAGTAATATTCCAATGCTTACTATATTTAAATATAAAAATAATAGTACAGAAAAAGGAACAGGCATTACGCTTAATCCAACTATGACAAATGGTGCTGGATTAGGAAGAACTGGTTGGGGAGGTTCATTAGAAACTGAATTAACAAATACTATTGATAAACTTCTTGCAGGTTCTACATATAGTATGAGTTATGATATTCCAATGAATAGAGATAAAAATCATTATGTTAAACATGAAGATAATGGTCAATTAACTATAACATTTGGAGATACTTCTGTTACTTATGAGAATTATTTAGATTATATTATTAAAAATAATACTGGTAAAATAAGATTAGGTAAAACTAAAGTTGGCAATGTAGAAAGTAACTTTAGACCAAATCCTAAAGATAATTCTGCTAAACAAAAAGTACGGATTGAGTACGAAGTGCTGCGCCCCGTAGGGGATGAGGAGATAGCTAGACAATCATCTATTACTGCTATTGAACAACGTGGAAATCAAGAAGATGTTAATACAGAATCTTTAATAAAAGCTATTGCTCCTGATTTTGCAGATTCTGCTAGTAAAATTATTTTAAACGAACTAATACCTACTAATGTAGATATTGTTACTGATGGTAACGAAACTAATTTTGCAGTTTATAATACAGGTACAGGCAAAGTTACTTTATTAAAATCATATTTTGATTTGGCTAGAGATAGTCAATATAAAGCTGTTAGAACTCTTGTTCATGAACAATTGCATAAACGTATTTATGATAATGGCATTATGCAATCACAAAGTTTTATAGATGAAATAACTACTATTCGTGATAGATTTATTGAGGCTCTTAATAATCCTGATGCTTATCCTGAATTTGCAAAATATATACAAGATAATAATTATGATAGAGATAATTATATTGCTCAACTTCGTAAAGTAGTTGACCCAGCAAGTTTTCCTAATCAAGATTATAATTATATGCTTGAAGAATTTATTGTTGAAAGTCTTACAAATAATGTTCTTAATGAATCTCTTAATAATATTAGTAGTACAAAAGAAGTATCTGCTGATATTAAACGACCAAATCTATGGCAAAAAGTTATAGAACTTATTAGACAGTTATTTAGATTTAATAAGATTAAAGATAATACTCTATTAGCTCAAGAACTTAGAGCTTTTGGTAAGAAGTTCAAAGATATAAAAAGTGTTGAAGAAAAACTTATTCAAGATAATGTTGATAAACAAGTAGAAGAACCTACTCAGTCAATAGAAACTATTATTAATGAACAAGATATTACAGCCGCTGAAGCATCTCAACAAGCAGATGATACTATGGGACTTGATGTAGATATTAGTGATATGTTTAGTTCAATAGATATTGCAGGTGAAGATATTATAGTTCCAAATATGGCTTCTATTCGTGCCGGACTTTCAATGGCTGAACGCACCGAATTTGATAGTTCTTTGGCTGCTGGTGACACGCAAATTTATTGCAAATAAAAGAGTAAAGACTTAACCGAGAAAGTTCGGCAGAGAGCCTTAAAATCGTTAATCTGTCGGACGTTCTCATAAAGATAATTATATGGACGGATGTTCTATTGTATTTCATGAAGTTCCTAAAGTAAATGATATAGTTAAGGAACTAGAATATAACAATGCTGCTAATTGTTATAGACTTGGAACTCTATTAAAAACTGATGGTTTTCTTCAGTTTTGTAGAGAAGATTCAGTTGCTAATACTGATAATCTTGAAAGTATTAATAAGAATACTCTTCGTAGACTTATTAAAGATTATCGTAATAGAAACTTCTTTAATGTTAATAACACTTCTAAAGTAAATATTAATAGTGGAATGTATGCTTTTCGTAGTCAAGCTGCGTTCGATACTGCTACTCAATATTGTGCTGATATTATTAGTAATATTGATTATAGGCTTAGTGCTTCTAATAATAAACCTAAAGATAATTATATTACTAGTCTTATAGCTACTACTAAAAATGCTCTTAAAAAACAACTTATAGCTAAAGCTAATCAGTATGGCAGTTTTGATATAAATAATATCGAAGCTGCCTATTATGCTATTGAGGAGAACGGAACTGACCAAGAACGTAATTTTAAAGATATGGTTCAAAGTGCTCTTGGTGACCCAGATTTTTGGAATGATGTATTTTGCAATAGTAAAATAGCTTCTTTAGGACGTAATACTGATTTTGCCGATGAAGCCTTTAAAATAAGTCTTATGTCAGATAATAATGAAGATGTTATATCTGATGTAGAACAATCTGATGAAGTAGACCTTAGTACTAAACAATGGGATTTCGGTTCTAATATTTCTAATTATACAGAACACGTAAGTAATGATGTAAGACAATACTTTAACGGATTACAAAGACTTAATAGTACTCAGAAACATGAAAATGGAGCTTATGATATAGACCGTAGTAATCCTCTTGGAGTTCCTACTTGTCATACATATCAAGAATGTGTTATTGAATTATCTAATATTATAGGTAATCTTGGAGGATTTAAATCTATTAATGATTTTATAGATGCTATAGAAGCTGTTGCTAATAATAAAAGAGAATTTGCTTCTTTTATTAAATTAGCAGATGATATGAGAGCTAAACCAGATTTTGCCAATAAGATATATACTGATTTAAATAAGTTTACTATTGATAAACTTGAAATAAGTATTGATGGTTTTGGTACTATAAAATCTATTCAGAGCAATACTTCTAATAATCCTGTACGTAAACTATACTTTAATCTTAGAAATGATTTAAAAGGTAGTTCTATACAGAATGATAATATTTATATAGAAGGGTTGTTGGCTGAATTAGAAGAAAAGATTAAGAAACTAGGAGATACTGGTAAAACTTCTAAGATTAAATTGGCTAGACGTTCTAGTGCTTCTCAAAAAGCTAGTGAAGAAAATGCTATTAAATTTGATTCATTAGTTATGGAGCTTAAAGATATATATAAAACATACTTTCCTAGTATGAACGATTTAGCTATTGATAACTATATAGAACGTCACAATAGAGATTCAGAAACTCATAGAAAAGATAATCTATATAGATTATTAAGTTATGCTCAAAAAGTAAATAGTGCTGCTAAGAAAAGTCTTGCTGAAAAAGAAAGTAGAGATTTAAAATATAGAGAAGTACAAGCAGAAAATAGACGTAGATTAAATGCTTATCGTCAAGCACTTGCTGCACAAGTTCCAAATGCTAAATATATAGAACTTGAACTACCTAAATTTGATGGAGAATATCTTGTAGATTCAGAAGAAGCATTAGGTAATATAGCATTAGCAATTGAACCTTATACTTTATCTAAAGCTGAACTTAATTCTAGAAATACAACTGGTAATCTTAATAGCGATGTTATATATAATAACTTTATTACTAATATTGCTAAAATATGTGGAGATAGAGAAGTTCTTAATAATTGGGTTAAAGAGAAACTTCGTTCTACAGAATATGCTTATAGTAATATTCTTATTGATAATCCGGAACAAGGTATAGTAGGTTTATTTAGACAAAAACCTAATGGAGATTATGAACTTAGTCCTTATGCAGAAAAGATTATAGCTCCTTATTTACTTAATGGAGTTAGCAATCAACAATCAGGAACTAATACTGATTATACTAAAATGTCTGATGGGGACTATTATTTAGTAGGACTTTATGCTTATCATAAGAAACTTCAAACTTATAAAAAATATAATACTATAACAGCTAATGGTCAAGAGATAGAAACTGCGCCATTCTTAATGAGAATACCATCAGACGCTCCTAAGAACTTTGCAATAAGTATGCCTAAGTATCATGCTTATGATTTATGGCAATATGATACTAAAGCTATGAATGCTTACATAAAAGATAGAAAGAAAGAACTTATTAAAGTAGCTAATATAGATATTGCTAACGAACAACTTACTAAACTTAATGCACAAGCTGCTACAGTAGAAGAAGTTATCAATCTTGTTACTAATACTCCGGAAGTTATTAAAACAAGTCCGGGTAAACTTCTTAATATAAATGCACAAGTAGGTACTGAACAAAGAATTGCTTATGTCATTAATGACTCAAAAGAAGGATGGCAATATCATTACTTTAGTGGAATATTTACTGATGACGGTAAAGGAAATTATTATTTAGCTAATGCTAAATATGATGGACAAGCTGTATTTAGCGATTATGTTTCTGCTTATGCAAATGAAGTAGAATCTATTGCTAGAGAAGAATTTAAAGTTAATCATCCAGAAGCTCGTTCTATTAATAAGAAGCATCCGTTATTTAATGGATTTATGAATATTGTTAAAGGAGAAATATTCGATTATTATAAAGCTCTTGAAGATATAAAACATAATGATAAAGAACATCTTGTTGAATGGTTTCATTATAATCCTAAAAAAGGAGTTTATGATGGTAATAAACTAACAGGTAACGCTTTTAAATTTACTAAACTTGATAGTAGTGTTGGTTATAATATTGGTGAAGAGCTTGAGAGATTAGTGTCCTCCACATCCTCTACGGGGGAAATTAATCTATCAGGATATTCAGAATCGTCAAATGCGTCTGCAACTATCAGTTTTAGTGAAAGAGTTGAATCGGAACTTGAACAATTAGTTACTAAATGGATTGATGCTTATCAAACTTACTTTGTAAATGAAACTCATAATAAATTTGGTTCATTCCTTGAAGGTATTAATGATAATGAAATTATAGAATACGGTCTTAATGCTTATATTCATTTTGCTAATTTTGACGATTTGTTTGAAGGTAATAGTAAGTATTATAAAGACCCTCAAACGTTCCTTAAACGTGCTAAAGAAAGTCAAGCTGGTGGAACAAGTTATTCTATAACTAATTATAAATCTACACAAGGAGTTGATAGTCCATTTACTCAATCAGTTAATGAGATAGCAGGTTCTCAACTTATGAATGGAGATAAAGTATTAACTTTTCCAAATGGTAAACCTGTAACACTTAGAACTGGTTGGAATGCTGTTACTGTTAAGAATAGTATTAGACCTAGTAGCAATCGTAATATGCTTTATGATAAACTTATAGCTGCTGGAACAGACAAAGCTAAAGCAGAAGAAATTGCTGAAGGTTTTGGTTATGTTCCTGCTGACCGTAAAGGAGAAACAAGTGCTACGACTACTACTATCAATGATGCTCAATCTTATATTACAATATATGAAGCCGCTCGTCGTCTAAAGATATTAGGAGAATATCCTAAATATGCTAGACTGATTGAACAGTTAACAGATAATACTACTGATGTTAATCATATTAATCCTAATGAATTACAAGGATTTATACAAGTAATGAAGAACTTCTATTATGACCATTATTATAATAAACGGTTTGGTAGACATCTTCCACGTCAAATTAAGAATGCAGAGTTTGTTCTTGTACCTAAGTTCCTTGAAGGAACGAGTTTAAGAGAACTTGCTAATTTCATGATAGAAAATGATATTGACCAAGTTAATACTCAAGAAACAAGTAAAGCAGCTAATTATGATGTGCTTACTTATTGGGATAATGAAGGAGTTGTAACTCCTGAAAATCTTGCAGTATTTAAAGAAAAAGCTAAAGAAGTTAAACAACCATTTAGTTATATGTATCTTTATAAACAGCAAGATGTTCCACAACATATGGTTGATGCTCAGAACAAGGCAGGTATTCAAGTAATGAAAAAAATACTTGATAATAGTCAAGCTGCTGTTGCTAGTCATAAGAATAATTTTATTAAAGCTTATGTTGCCAATATTCATGAAGACTTTAATAGTCTTATGGATAAATATGGTATTAAGTTTGATAAGAACTATCGTATTGTAGGAGATAATAATGGTAAAATTGATTATACTCGTATATATAAACTGGCGTTAATAGAAGCTGCTCGTCTTGGACTTGATAGTAACACTATTGAATATCTTACTGTTAAAAATGAAGATGCAGGTCCTGTTATGCCTAGTTATATGAATATAGTTTCAAGTAAGATTGAAAGTATTGCTCAAAGTCAATTTAATAAGTTTATTACAAGACAAAAACTTCCTGGATGGCATGGAGCACAGGTAACGAGTGTTGGTCTTGATGGACTTATTAAAAAGAGTAAACAACTTAAAGCTGGCGAAACTATTGAAACTGATACCGGAGAACGAGTAGAACTTGCTTATCATAAAGATGGTTCAGAAGTAGAAATACTTCTACCTAAATGGGCAAAAGCTATGTTCAATCAATATGATGAAAATGGTAATCTTGTTAAAGAGATTCGTATTGAAGATATTGATGAAGAAGTTCTTAAATGTATTGGTTATCGTATTCCAACAGAGGGTAAACAGTCTATGGCTGTTATGAAAGTTGTAGGTTTTCTACCTGAATGGATGGGAAGTACTATTGTAGTTCCCGATGAATGGGTAACACAAACTGGTTCTGACTTTGACGTTGACTCTATTTATGGTATTGCTTATGAAACTTATCTTGGAGAAGATGGTCGTATTCATAAAATAGAATATATTGATGGAGAAACTGATGAAGACGCCGTAAGTAGATATAAAGTTTGGCAAAGTGTTGGCAATGCTCAAATGAAGTTTGAGGACTTCAAACAGATGTCAATAGAAGACCAAAATATAAGACGTGCTCGAAACAATCGTATAGTTGATAGCATGATCGCTATCATGAATGATAAATCAAGTCTTGAAGAGAACCTTGCTCGTAGTAACTTTGATGATATTACTTCTGCAAATAAAGCTCTTGATAAACTTGATGCTGTTGGTGCTAAACAAAGAAATGTTTATAATCTTTTTGACCAGATTCAATTCCATAGAAATGCTATGGGCGGTGCTACATTGAAAGCATTTAGTGTTGCTCGTGATACAGGTAACTCTGTATTCAATGTTGCTAAAGCTGAACTTAGTGTTCCTATTAGAGTAAGATATGGTAATAGAGTTAATCTTGATATTGCTGCTCAGGCATTCCCTGTCAAAGATGGCATAGTCTATCATAATCGAATAGGAAATAGTAAGAACAATAAGAACGTAGTAGGTGACTATATTACAGTTGCAAGTTCTCATACTACTGCTCATATTCTTGATGCTATCAAAGAAGGGGCTATTAAGAATGAGAACGAATATACATTTGCTGCATTTAAAACTCTATTTGATATTGGTTGTGATGCTTATACAGCTATGGCTTGGCTTCGTCAACCAGGTGTTAGTAGAATAGTTGAGGCTTATTATGAATCTCAATCTGTATTTGTTCGTGGTAATTATAATCCTATTCATACAGCAATTAAACGTGTTGCTCATGATTTAGGAGTTAAAGTACGTAATGAAGTAGTTACTGATAACAATAATATCACAGAAGTTATGAACGCTCTTCAACAACAATATGGAGAAGAGTTTGCTAAGATGTATCCTAATAGTACTATTAGCTTTGATAATAGAGATAATGCTGATGTATTTATAATAGATGTTCCAACTATTGAAGAACGATTTGCAGCACAAAATAGTGATGTATATGATGAAGCAAGTATGTTGATAGATTTAGCTACTATACTTAACTTTAATTATATTAATGATTATAGTCGTATTATAGCTAATCATGTTAAAGTACTTAATCCTGATAAGTTTGGAGCTAAACAAACTATATATAGTACACGTAAAGTAATTGATGATATAGGAACTATTATTAATAGCGACGATGCTAATAGAATTAATGTAAATGGAGAACCATTATTAGAAGCTATTTATCCTGGTATCACTAAAGCTACTGAAACAGGAGTATTTATGCCAGAATTATATTTAGCAGAAACTGATAAAGTTAGTGCTTATCCTGCATTAGATGCATTAATGAGATATAGTACAGTTCCTAGTATTCTTATTAATAAAGGTCTATTTGAAACTGAATCTCATAGTTTTGTTAATGCCATTAATAGTATTCAGAATTATATTAGCGGAAGTGTTAATGAGAAACTTTATAATGATTTTAAGAAGTATGTTCTCGAACATATGTATAAGAATAATTCTGCTATTATATCACAGCCTATTGAACTTGAAAGAAATGGTAATATTGCAGTAGATATATTAACAGCAAGTAAAGTAGAATCAGAGGGACGTTCCCCCGTAGAGGATGAAGAGAGAAGAATCTATGGTTTTGGATACGATATTAACTATGATATTAATATAGCTAATGTTGCTAATCCTACACAAGAAGAAATTAATGCTTTCTCTAAACTTACTCCTGCTCAAAAAGTACATTTTGTACAACGTCATTTAAGTGGAAGTCAACGTACTATTTTTAATAGTCTTAATGTTAATCTATTTAATGGTTATGAGTTTAGAACTCGTGGTATTAGTAGTCAAGTGATTCGTTTTGACGACCAACAACAAGACATGGAAAGTATATATAAGATGTTCGATGCAGCTTTTAATAATACTAATCCTATTATTAGATTAACGGCTATTGATATTATTAAATATGCTTTTGTTGTTGAGGGTTATCAATTCCGTCGTGGTAATGTTAGTAAAGTCATTAAGAATAGTGCTCTTTATACTTCTCGAGAAGACGGTGGTACTGGAATTATTGATAGTATCAGATTTGGTGTTAGTGCTATATCAGATAAAGAACTTGCTGCTAATAACATCTATGAAGATTATATTCGTAGTCATTCTAATATACCACAGATTCCTACTTATAGAGTAAGATTCAATAAAGGTAAGTCTAATCTTACATATCTTCCTAATAGTCAAAAGATGTATTATTTCAATCTTGGTAGTGCGAAAGATACAGAACTTGCTAAAGAGATTAGAATTGTTAGAGATATTACTGATAAACTTGGAAAAACTAAAACAGTATTAGCTACTAATTATATTAATATAGTTAGAAATAAAGTTTCTACTTTATATAAAGTTGCTATCTATGGGGAGGATAATAATAGAGAGATATACCTTATTCCATTGAATCAACTTGAAGCTAATGAACACGGTGAATTTAGTTCTAATCCTTTTAATAATAAGTATCCTGCTGCAAGATATTATGAAGCTATTATTCAACAGAGTCGTGATAAACTTATGCCGTTCTCTCGTCTTGCAGAAGAAAAGAACGAATTATTTACTAAAGAGGGTATAGAACCTTATAGATATAAAAAACCTACTGTTGATAAAGAAGTAATAGTTCCTACTGATAAGAATTTCATTGCTACTATATCATCAGAAGATGCTGCTGTACGTAATCTTATTCGTAGAATTAATGATAAATTTGCTAATCCTAATACTAAAGTTTACTGGGCTTGGAATGGTAGTCAAACACTTAAACAAGCATTTGGTACACTAAATATTCAATCAAGACAAACTATTGTAGATAGCAATGGTGTTGAAAGAGATTATCTGATAAGTCGTCGTTCAGTTAAACTGAATAAGAAAATATCAGATGATGCTCAACTTGAGGGATTAGAACTTGCTAAGCGTAATGGAGTTAAGTCTACTGATAGTATTTATCTTATTACTCCGTATAAAGAAGCTGAAACGATTGAAGTAGAAAAAAGTGCAGAAGATGTAGAACACGCAAGTTCTATTGATATGGATATTGAATCTACTAATATATCTAAGCTTGGCAATCTTGCTCAACAATTCTTACTTGATATTAAAACTCGTGCTCGTGTTAGTTCGGATGAAAATGCTTCTATTGCATATGAAGATATTCTTAAATATGGAGTAGATGAATCTAAGATAGCAAGTATAGAAGAACGTAAACAAGATACTATTAAGCGTGCTTCTGAATATTACATTACTAAAGCTCATGAAATTGAACGTCGTCTTAATGATTTTATGAAAGATAATGAGGGTAATAGTCATAGCATTGTTAGTTCTTATACTATTGAGATGATACAAGCTAATGAGCAACTACGTAATGATTATATTAGTCTTGTTTTACAAGCAAGTACATTTGGTAATTCGTTTCCTCTTATTAATCAAATTGCGACTGACAATGTAGATGATACTACCAGACGTAATATAAAAGGTATTCAGGAAACTATTAATAATATTAAGAATAATCCTATACTTAAAGAGGGATTTGAAGTTGTTGCTGAAAAGATATTCAAACCTCTTAGTACTAATCCTAACTTTGATAAAGGACTTTCTGATATAACTAATTATATACTTAAAGATGCCAGTGTTCTTGATTGGTTATTCCAAGACGCTCAAGAACTTAGTTATCCTATTGTTCAAATCATTCTTCGTCAAGCTAAAACTAAGATTGATAAACTTATGTTTGAAGGAGATGATTATGTAAGAACTTACAAGAAACAACTTGCTACTATTAAAGCTGATGCTGCTAAAGCTGGTAAATCTATTGATTGGAGTCATATTGTTGACCCTGTAACTGGTAAGTTTGTTACCAATTATACAGAAGATTATATTAAAGATAAACGTGAGATTAATAAGAAGGTTGCTGAAGCCAAAGATAAATATGGACAATATAGCCGTGAATATCTAAGAGCAAGACATGAAAAAGAGCAATGGTATCTTGATAATGCTGAACAACGTTATGTACCTGAATATTATAGACGTAAAGTTGAGAATGAAGCTAAGATGCTAACTGATTATAATATTGATTATTATATCAAGTATCTTAGACTGAATGATGAACGTAATCGTTTATTGAGAATATTCAAAGGTAATCGTACAGAAGAAGATAATGCTAATATTAAACGTCTTGGTTCTGAAATTAGAGAGATGCAGAATCATATTGATTTTAATACTGGTGAATGGAAATCTCAAAATGATTATAATAGAGCTATTAGTTTAAAAGCTTATATTGATGAAGTTACTAAGATTAAAAAAGCTTTCTTTGAACGTGAAACTCGTGAGGGATTTGCAGAAGATTTGAAGCATTATCTTGGCATTATTAATAAGTATAAACATTTTGATAGTGCTGGTCGTCAGATTGAAAATGAAGCTGCTCTTCTCCAAATAGATGAATATGCAAGTGCTGTTGAATGGTTGAATGAGAATACTTATTATAGAATTGATGAGAAACTTCAAGCTGCTATTAATGATGCTTTTGCTGCGCTTAATGACGGCAAAGAAGAAAAAAATCCTCAATTCAGAAGCATAGTTCAACATACAGATGGGGCTTATGATAATTATGGAGTTATTGATGGTCGTCAATTTACTGAAAAACAAGTTGAAGCTATCAAGAAAGAACAAGAAGCTCAAATTGCTAATCGTACCAATGATGGTACTTCGGCAGAAGTTAAGCTTCTTCGTAACAAAGCTCCTATTACTGAAATATATAGTAAGAAATTCTATGCTGGATTTAGTAGTGCTACAGCTCCAAGTCCAGTAGTTAGTCAGACTCGTAATGCTATTGTAAAAGAGATTAATGATATTCTTAAAGATGGTCTTAATCCTAATACAGGTAAGATTAAACTATCTGATTTAACAATAGAACAAATACGTGAACTTAGCGGACTTTATGATAGACTTGATGAAACTAAACGTCTACATCGTAAAGACGAGAAAGTTAAGAAGTTCTTGAAAGAAGAAGTTGAGTTCCATACTGATAAAGTTACTTATGCTATTGATGAAGATGCTGCTAAACAGAAAGGTAAAGAGTTCTTTGCTGCATGGAGAACAATAGCTAATGCTAAGAATTATGATGAGAATGGAATCTTTATAGGATATACTAATGAACCTAATAGTGATATATTTGGTTATGTTACTCCTAAACTTGATGATAATGGTAACGTTATTAATAAGGATTATGTTGATGAAAAACGTTCTAAAGCTCTTAAGTTTTTAAATGAGAATGTTGAATTTGTTCCTACAAGTTATTATTGGCAAGCTCGTGAAGATGCTATAAAAGCTGGTAAACTTAAAGAGTTTGAAGATGCCAATCATATACTTAATCCTCTTACTGGTAAAATGGAACCAATTCGTATTTGGACTACGATTCAAGTTAAAGATGAAAGTGGTAACGCAATAAACTATGCTCCGTCTTATAACAATACTCGTAGTAAACCGCTTCCAAATACAGTTAATCCTAATTATAATAGATATACCGCTAACTACAATGGTAGTGCTAAGTATCGTAAAGCCGATACCGCTAATGAATATGAACGTAATATTCGTGGTTTAATGCAGAATATGCTTTATGATTTAACTAAAGATAATAATACTGCTATGTCATTTGTTTCCAAAGGGCTTTTCCCCCGTAGGAGAAGAGTAGAAGCTAACTTTGGTAATACTGTTAAAGCTGCATTTAATGCTATTGGATTTGGACAAAGCCTTGACCCTGATAGACATATTAGTGATAATATTGGTTATGAATATGACCGTGAAACTAATATACCACTTCTTGCTCAACTGAAAGATAAGTCTTATCGTAAGCTGGAAGAAATACCAGAACAAGGTCTAACTGAATCTGATGAAGATTATAAGACTCGTGTAGAAGATATTAAAAAGCGTAACGAAGAAGCTATTGAACATAACAAGAAAATGGATGTTCAACTTATGGATAAGGACTATGAATCTGTATTTGAGGAGTTCATTAAAGGTGCTATTCAAGCTAATGCTAAAACGCAGACTAAACTTGACCTTTATTATCTTCTTGAATATATGAGAACTCAAGCGCAAGCTTATCGTCTTACAGGTTTTAATAATCTTGCAGTAGATAGAAGAACTTCTACTGAAGATAGAAAAGTCTATAAGACACAAGTTCCTCAAAGGACTATTGACCTTATTGAAACATGGTCTAAACGTTTCCTTTTTGATGAGTATAAAGGTAAGAATACATGGGATAAATTTGCTGCTGTTGGACAGAACATAGCAAGTGCTAAGTATATGATGTTCAATATTACCGGTGGTATTGGTAACGTTCTTACTGGTGCTACTAATATATTTATGGAACGTTATGCTGGCGAATACTTCAATCATGCTGATTGGGAAAATGCTAAGTTTGGTTATTATGTTAAAGCTATGCCTGCTTTCCTTACTAATATGGGAAGTGATACAAGTAATAATCTTACTGATGCTATTATTAAACTGATGGGTGTTGTTGATTATAATGGTATTCGTGAAACAGCACGTACTGTTGATGCTATTGAGATAATTAATAAGATGCGTAACTTTGCTTATAGTCCTCAAAGTGCTGGTGAGCATTTCATGCAGAACACTGCTATGATTGCTATGATGATTAGTAATAGAGTCTATAAGAATCAGAAAGGAGAGATTGTTATAGGAGACTTCCATAACTATAATCGTATGCTTGAAGATGTTGCGCTTCGTAAAGTTATCGAAGGTAATACTGAACTTGAAGAACTTTATGCTAAATTTATTAATCGTGTTAAAGAAGATAAGAATAGACTTAAAGATTATCTTTGGTTTAAGAAAGATGTCAATACAGAGTTCCTACGTAGTCTTAGTGATAAGACTTATGGACTAAGATATGCAGAAGTAAGAAATGAACTTACCAAAGAAGCTAAGAAAGAGTTTGATACTCTTCCTAAACTTATTGACCAATTTGAATTGAAAGATGGTTATGCTAAACTTAAAGACGATAGTCTTGTAGATTTAGGTAAACTTGCTGCTTTCAAAGGTAAAGTTGTATCAGTCAATAAAAAGATTCATGGTGTATATGACCGTCTTGGTGGTGCACGTATAGAATCTTCTTGGGTATTTGGTAGTTTGCTTATGCAGTATCATAAACATATTTATACTGGTGCTCTTAAACACTTCCGTAATAATGGTTATTATAACGAAAGTCGTGAAAGTATTGAACGTGGTTTCTATGTTAGTCTTTGGGACTTTGCTACTACCGAATTTAAAGGTATTGGCGATAGAGCTAAAGCTAAAGCTAACGATGATGGAACTAATATTTTCATTGCTGGTGTACAACAAGTTTGTAGAGCATTTATTGATACTTTTTTAAACTACAAATTTAATTATGCTACAATGTCAAATGCTGAACGAGCTAATGTTCGTAGAGCTTTAGGAGAACTTACTGGTATTGCTTATGGTCTACTCGGTGGTATTGCTGCAAGCTGTGCATTACTTGCTGCTGACGATGATGATGAAACTGCTAAGATTATAGCTAATCTTGCTCTTTATCAAGCTGACCGTTTATCTTCTGAAACTATTATGTATAACATTGGTGCTGTATCTGAATTTGATAAACTTTGGTCAAGTCCTGTTGCTTTAGGCCAATCATTCGAAGATGTTATGTCTGCGTTTGGTTTTGTTGCTAAGTATATTACAGAAGGAGATGAATTTAATCCTAATTATACTACTGGTCTATATAAAGGCGAGAATAAACTTGCCGTTTATGTTAAGAGACAAATTCCTATTTATCGTGGAATTAATCGTATAATGCAATTAGACCAAAATAATAAGTATTATAAACTGACTGAAAATATGCTTGGTATTATTCCTACTCAATCTATTGCTGAATGGGTTGTTAATGGGAAATAAGATACAGGTCTAAGTGCGGATAAAAAAGAAGCCCGTAGTACTGGTAAGATATTACTATCCTATCAGCCTACGGGCTTTTCTATTACTAAACTATTGCTTTTTGGCGGTTTTCCGGCTCGCCTTGCCGTTTTCTTTGTCGTCTTGAACAACTATATCACTTTAGGCATAAAGTCTCACAGCAGGGCTTAAAATCGCTCCCAATTTGTCAATTTCTTTCCACAACGAGCACAAACATAATAACCACCATCAACAACTCTTACACCCCCACCTTTACCACCTTTTCTATTAAGACTAATAACAAGATTTCCATAACGATGTAGGGACTTACCTTTAATTCGAGTTCTTGGTTCAATTACAAAAACTCTATCATGACCATATATTTTACATATTAGTCTTTTTAGCCACAATAACGTCTTCTTTCTTTTCAATAAGACCATAACGGATAAGATGTTTAATAAAGTTCTTAGTATTAAGAGCAAAATCATAGAAACAATCTTTCTCTTGAACAAGTTTCTTTGTCTCTACTGGCTTACCTTTAAGATTAACCGACATTTGCTTAGTAATATCAGCAACCTTAACTACTTTAGTAACTCTATTAAAAGAAAACAGAGTAAGACCGGGTATATTCTTCAGACTTCCGATATACTTATATTGCTGTTCTTGCTTCTGTAAGTACTCTATCTGTCTTTAGACATTTTGTCTCTTTGTAAATTTAGTACAATTTCCATATCTATATTTTAATCTAAAAATGAATATTCATATTGACTATAATTTGGGTCAGTAGCACCTTTGTGGCACTCACGACAAACAAGTGCACAGAAGACAATAACAATAATAGCTATAATTGCTTGTTTAAAACAACCATCACTTTCAGGTTCATTATTTTTGTGATAAGCTTTATTAGGAGTTTTCCTAATAGCTTTTTGAGCATCAGTATCATTAAGTTTCATATTGTTAGCATTTAGAGGATTAATATTATGTACACATCCTCTACGGGGGAACAGCTCTGCCGCCCGTAGGAGAATCAGAATAAAACAAGTAAGTCTACCATTCTCACGAACAGTAGACTTAATATGTATAACTTAACTATGAACATTAGCGTGTTCTCGCTTTACGATATATTAAATATCGCTTGCATCAACTCCACTTCTAATAAGCCGAGAATGAAGACAATCAATATACTTTTGCATATGCATTAATTGGTCTTTCATATCATTTTGCTCATCTTCCGATAGAGTTTTAAATATTTCATTGCCACTAATAAAGTTAGCAAGTTTAACAGAACGTTCTCTAAGTTCATCATGTTCTGCAATCACACGTTCAATATGAGCAGGATATTTAGAAATAACTGGTTTTTGTTTCAAACCATATTTAGCCCATTGAAGAACAAATCCCATAGCAAACCAGAGTTGGTCAAGAGCTTTAGGTTTAGCATATTGTTCACCAATAGCTAAATCAAAGTTTTCAGCTTTAACACAACCTGACTGTCCATGAACTTCAAATCCAGTACGAGTAACAACAGTAGTATTGGTATTTTTTGTACCGACTTTAACAGAATAACAATCAACAATAAGATTGTCAATATCTTGAGGTTTGATAGTATCACCGTTTTCGTCTTTAATAGGAAAATAAGCAGCATCAGCTACTTCTTTCGGACTCCAAGATTTATATCCATCCGGATAAGTTACTTCATACCCCTTCAGTTTCAAAAGAATGTTCTCCAATTTTATGACCTTTATCATTAGCTTCACGAGCTGTCATTGGTTGCAGATCAACCATTTTAATTCCAATTGCTTTCATTCTGTTCTTAAATTTGGTTCAATTTCTTGTTTAAAAAGTTCTTTACTAAACCATTCAGGTTGTCCATCATAAAGAATAACAATATAACCGTCATATTCTGTATCCGGTTCTGTAAGTTCAAAATCATTATCATAATTATCTTTATAGTATTGTTCATACTCAACATTAGTTGCTTCACAATACTTAATATCAGCAAGGACTTTACATTGTTTAAAATCCATGATAATTACTTTTCAATTTTGTTAATTACATTAGCAACATACGCTTGAGGAAAAGTTCCTTCAAGTCTTGCAATTTCTTTACCATCTTTTTCAATAACGGTAGTAGGATACATTCTAACCTTAAGTTTGGTTAGTTCTTCAACAGTAAAACTATCATTATGTCTAATACTATAACTAATATCAGTATTTGCATCAACAACAGCATTAGAAACAATGCGCATCATGATTTTACATGGCTCGCAATTCTTCTTTGTATAACATATAATTCTAATCATGTTTCAACTATATTTTCAATATTTTCAAAATTAGACATAAAACTTTGAACAGTTCTTCCATAAAATCCCGGTGAATTATCGGCACGAATATAAAATACTGCATCGTACCAATAACCACTTTCGGGACATTTGATTTTACCAAGTTCAACTACTTTATATTCATTCTTAGTTTGAGTATGAATATAAGTATGGTCAATAAGAGGTTTATCTCCAAGCATTATTTTGCAAAACGATTTTGTGTAGTTCCAGATACTTTAGCTGGTTCTTCATCAACTTTTTTAACCTTTTCAGATTCTGATTCAGGTTCAGGAGCTTCTTCTATTTTAGCTTCACCATCACCACCAGTAGAACCAAATCCTTTTTCGCCACGTTCAGTACTTCCAAGTTCTTCAATAGTTTCAACTTCTTCCCATTGAATCTTTTCTCTACGACGAACAAGAAGTTGACAAATGCGGTCTCCCTCATAATCATCACTAATAGGACGATATGGGAATGTAAATCCAGCTTTATCGAGTTCATTACTACAAGCTGCAAGGAAACGATTCTTACCAACACCGGGAATACCACGAACACAATCTTTAAGTTCTTCAACAGCACGGAATAAATGAACATTTGTACGTCCTTTAAAGATGATAAGAAGTTCTCCACGATAACCCCAATCAAGAGTTCCAGGTGCATTAGGAACATAAAGTTCAGTTTTAGTATTGCTACTACGAGGACGAAGTTCCATTTCATATTCATCAGGAAGAGCAAAGTGAAGTCCTGTATGAACTATATAACGGTCTTTTTCATCGTCATATTCAACAGACTTACAATAAATATCACAACAAGCATCTCCTTCTTTACCATATTTAGGTAACGGAATACGTTTATCTTCACGCCATACTTTAACCGAAACATTATTAATGTCTTTGTCTATAAGTTCAGCTAACGTATCAACAGTATAGCTTCCTCCTTTATATGCTACAATAGCGCTCGCAATAGCTCTAGCTAAATTTCCCATTGTTATTTTCGTTTATAAGTTTTGAATAAATATTTAATCCAAGCATAATGTTTTCTATTCTTTAAATAAGTCATATCTTCTTCATGATAATAAGCTTCTTGTTCAAAACTAATATCTCTATAAGCATGACGGAATAGAATAATAGATTTGATTACATATTCAACAAGATATAATATATAAAATATAATATACAATAATTCTCTCTGTTGAGCAGTATGAATAGATTCATGATTAATAGTTATATCATCTATTCTAGTTCCTTTTCTAGCAAAAAGTACTCCAAATAGGTTAATACATTTATAACCTTTAAATGGTATAAGATTATTATATATTATCTTCATATTAACTAAATGTATCTGCTAAGGCAAAAGCAGTTTGAATTTTACGTGATTTATCTCCAAATATAAGACTATCAAATCTCTTTTCACCAACAGCATTATCAATATTGGAATAATATCCAGATATAGCATTAGCAGCTCCCCATGCAGTTCCTATAATATCTTTTTGTCCAATTCCTTCATTATAATAGTTCCAAGTAGAACTAATAACATTAAGTTTTCGCATAGATATTTGAGAATCTTCATAAGCCGCATTACTACGATAACAAAGTTCTTTGTAAGAATGTCCAGTATTTAGTAGATTTTCTTCTTCCGTTTCATTTAGAATATTCTCACAAATATACTTCATAACGTCTTCATCAGTAACTTTAATATTAGCAAGTATAGTATATGCTTCTTCTAAAGCTTTACGCTTAGTATTACAAATACCAAGTATTTCATGAGCAATTTGTATATTAGAATGAACACTAGCAGTATGTCTAAAACTTACATAATTAGTAGCAGTACGAATAGCAGCATTAAGAGTATTTATACATATAACTCTAATAGGTGTAAATAATATCTTAACTCCTCCTGTTCCATCATGACTATTAGTAAATACTAAATAGTTTTCAACAGGGTCTCCTTTAACCATTATATTAGAAGGAAGTTTAGCACTAACAAAAATACGTTCACCATTTCCAAAACTACCAGCAGTTTGCCATAAAGCTTGTCCACTACCTATGGCATCATCAAAAAACTTAAATGCTTCTTTATTTTGGACAGGTGTATATTTTCCCTTAACAACTCCAAGAGGAATATTATAATCAGTACGATAGGTAGAATAAGCATTAGGACAAATCCGGAAAATATCTTTTCCATGTAGATGGGCATCAGAATCTTTTGTCTCTTCGATAACTTTATCCAAGTCTTCATCACTATTTATATTAACAGACATTTTACCATAAAGTTCACATTTATCAACTTCCCAATCAAGATGTGCTTTAGCTATAACATCTTCTGAAGTTTTACAATCAGTAACATCAGTTACTCCTTTATATCGCCAGGGCGCTCCTTTAGCTACATAATAACTCATAATTACATCGTATTTAATAAGTCCTTAATAATATCAATAATTCTATCTCTATCGTTAATTCCTCTAGTTTCTCTTATATATTTAATAATAGCTTCTAGCTTATCTTCAACATCAAACATAATAATATCTTATTTAATAATTAAGCTTTCATTGTAATCAAGATTAGCAAAAGAACTTTGAATACCATCTTTAAGCATATTCTTAATTACAGTTTTATTAACATCAGGAACAACATTAGAAAGATGTTCTGTATCAAAGAACCCTTCGAGTAGTCTAAAATTAGACCTACCTAATAAATCATATAAACTTATTGAAGTCTCAAACTTAACATTAATAAGCATAAGGTCTTCAACAACAAATAGTCTGCCATATTCTTCTGTCATACGTTCAGCACGTTCAGAATATTCTGCTTTAAACTTAGCATTAATAACATCAATAAATCCTTGTGGGTCAAGAGAATCAACATTAGTATCACTAATATCAAGCATATCATTATTATACAGTTCTCTAAATTGGTCAAATACCAAATCTTTAAACGTAAGAAGAATATCTTCATTAATAACAACAACTTCTGTTTTCTTAGTATAAAGTTTACTATCTACAAGATTAATAACTTTATTACCGGATTTACCTGTTTCACCATAAGCAACAACCGCTTCATACATACTATTCTTAAGACGTTTAGCATTATTTTCTTTAGTTTTACGAATAGCAGCAATGCGAGCTTCTTCTTTCTTACAAGCATCAGCTTCTAAACTAATAGCTGTATAAGCTTTACGATAACCATCAAGCTTTTGTTTTAAATTTTCTTCTGTAATAGCAAGTTTAGCAAGAATCTCTTTTGTAACTTCACCACCAGCTTCTTCAATCTCAAAAAAAATATTTTCAAGTTCGGCACTAATAGCAAATAAACTTTGTCTTTTATTATCTTCCATATCTTTTATTTATTAAGGTCTACCATTAACTGTATATACATAAGACGTTTTAATCTTACCACAATTGGAACAGCGACTTATAATCGCTATTCCAATAACATGACCATATACATCTTTAATATCTTCTTGTTTAAGAACTTCACATTTATGAAGTCCAAAAGCGCAACGAGTATTTTGACTTACTTTCATTTCAATATTTCTACTAATTTAACGTTACAATTTATACCATCACATCTATATTCTTTTAATGGACAAATAGAATCTTTACATTGACTATAATCAACATCAACAACTTCTAATTTAAGTTTAACAGAACTTTTACCATCATCGGTTTTAGTATTAAATATAAATTGATAACCTAATTCTTTTCCTTCAGTAATATCAAAGTCTAATATATTTCTACCTTTTATACTATACTCATCTAAAATCGTATCCATGTTCTTCAAGTTTATCTTTAATCATACCGGCAATAATTTTGGCATTTGGATGTGGGGCGCCAGTCTTACCAAAATATCTCAAATCAATAATATGACGCCATTGATTTACGCTATATGTGTAAACTACTTCAGTAGCTAAATCAAAAGGTAATTCTCCTCTTGCATCTTGAGGTTCCATTCCATCCGCAATTTGGTCAAGGTAAGATTTACAAGATTCATAGTTATCAAGAAGATAATGTTGAAGCATTGGTTGTTTATATTTATAAAGTACAACTTGACTATTATCATAAGGATGCCATTCTTCATCATCATTCTTGATATAATGACAATATCCTTCATAGTCATACTTATAATAAGCAACTTCTTCTTGCATACAATCAAACCAATGTGGTTGACAAATAGCACATTCTCCTTCAAATCTACCACGAGAATAATTACAATAACGAGTAGATTGTTCAGCAATGTTATTAGGACTAACACGATTTAATTCACGAGACGTACTAACTTGTGTAATAATATTGAAAGTATATCTCATAAGATTATGTCCTATTTCAGTTTCAGCAAAATATTCTCTATCAACTTTATATTCGTTTAGAATAGTAGCAGTCGCAGGATGGTCTATAAGAAATTGACCATTAGTAGCAACATAAAGTTTATCTTTATAAGTTTCAAATTCTATATAAGGACATTCTTTAAAATTATCAATAATATGTTTAGCGGCAGAAGTAAATTTACTCATTATATAATAATAAGAATCGTGTCTAAACATACTAAGATGATTAGATTCTTTCAAATCATTACAAAGTAATTCATCATTTCTTCCAGTTTTAAGAGCATAACAAACTCTTGCGCATCTAGCAACATGACTAACATTGTCTTTAGGAATCCATTCCTCTACTTTCGGTCTTACTATTTTCATATTCGTAATTTTTATATCTAGCTAATTGAGCCGCCTCAACAAAAGTTCTAGGTTTACGTTTACCAATAATAACTTTAAATACTCCCAATGGAGGATATTCATCTTTAACTACAAATTCTCCATTAAAATAAGCATCAATAACTTTACGTATTCTAGTTCTACTTACTACATAATGAACCAACATAGTTTCGGGATGTGTAGTATTCTTAACAGGCGGACGTATAACAACATATTCCATATATTACTTTGGGCTGTTCCCCCGTAGGGGATGAGAAGATTGATTTATCTTATCTAACACCGCTAATACCTGATGGAACAACTTGAACTTATTACCATCATTATCAATAACAAAATCTGGATTAATACCTTCAAGAGATTCACTAACATGAATAAACTTATTAAGTTTAGCTTCATCGTCATTAAGCCTTTTAATTTCAATAACAAATCCTCCTTTTTGATTTCTTATAGCATCACATTCATTAGCAAATCTTACGTCAGCTATGGTACAAAATCCAAATCTATTACGTATTATACCAGCATTAGACATAGTAGCATTAATCCAACAATTATCTCCTAATTGATTTCTACCAAGTTCTGTTCCAACATATTGTAGCATAGTTCTAAGACTAATAGCAACTTTATTATTATAACCTTTAAGTAGAGAAGCAATAGAAGTAGTACTTAATACAACATTATTAGCAATTATATAATCTTTTGGTACTTCATTAAGTTTAACAAATACACCATTATCCATAAGATAAGATAATTGTTCTTTATAAACAATACTGTCAAAATAATGTCTATTAATAATAAATACTCTAGAACAAATATCTTTTATAAAATCAGCAAAATGAATAACAGCTCCAATTTCTCTAGTAATTCCTGGTTTATCATATCTTATACTCCAATTCCTATAATCGGCTCTAAATAGTCCTTCTCGTATAATATATGCAATCATACCAGCAACTGTATCTTTACCAGATTTAGCTTTACCTGCTATACCAATAATAGGTTTAATATCTTTAATCATATCTAATAGGTTTAATTGCGTTCGCAAATGTAACAATAATAACAATATACCAAATTATATAATAATATATTTTTTGACTCATTTTAAGACTCACCATTGAACGCAAATCAGAATCTTAACAAGACATTGGCTGATAGGGTTGAATGCCATGACGGGCAAAAGAATGCTATCTACGGGCACATCGTAGTACATTTTACCATCATAAAACAAGAAAGCGGAAGCAGCCATAGACATCAAAATCTACAACTACTTCCGCAACTCAATCACTAACCAGTATCTACATATTAAATTCTATAAGCAACAAATTCATCATTCATACTATCTAACACAAATTGAATATTAGAATCTCTACTATAAACTGTTTGCAAATATTCTCTATGAGCAACAGGTCTTATTTTAAGTCTACCATAATTATCAACTTTACATTGACGACAATTATTATCAATCTTTTCTTTACTAAGTATAATAATTAATTTACGACCTTCAGTAGGACTATAATAATCAGCTTCAAGATAATATTTATTATCAAATAGAGATTTATCTCTAATATAAATAATATTATCTTTAACAACATAATACGGTTTATCTTTATCAACCGTAGTATTAATAATATTATATATTAATCTAACATTATTCATCAAGTATTATTTGAGTTTTCTTTATATGAAAGGGTACTTTTTCAACACCACTACGTTCTCCAAATTCAACAAATAGATGTTTTCCAATATAAAGATGTTTATCTCTTAATATCATTTGTTGATATTCATGAGTAGCACTAAGTCTTGTTTCAAATTTAGCAGTATTTACATCATTCTGACAAAGAATAATAGGTAATTCTCTCTTAGGTTCTTTATAAATATCTACTATAAGAAATTTACCATCAGTAGCAGATTTAAATTTCTCCATATAACCTACACGACGACGACCATATTGATAATCAGCAGAAGGATTACGAAGAATAAGTCCTTCAAACCCAAGACCAATAAACTCATCTCTATATTTTAAAGCTTCATTATCGTTTGTTATAAAAATAGAAGGTAGACGTATAAGACGTTTGTCATTATTAAGATGTTCTTTATAATCATGAAAATTAGTTATTCTATTATCAAGATATTTATCAATAAGAACAAGTCTATTACTTTGACTCATCTCTGGCACAGCTAAATCGTAACACCAAAATTGAAGAGCTTTATTTTCAACACAATTAGCGTCTTTAACAAAATGATTAATTTGATTTACAGTATATCCCGGAAGATAAATCTCACCATCAAGCGACCATTGTTCTTCAATCATAGCTGTAATTAAATCTTCAGGAAGGACTGTAAGAAGATATTCTTCAAGATTACTAAGAGTGCTCCAATAAATACCTTCACGAGATTGAAATCTAAGTTTTATAGGCTTAAACATATCTCCATTGTTATATTCAGCACTAATAAAACATCTAAGACCATTAATCTTATATTGTCCAATCATAACAGGAACTTTATCCCATACTTTACCTGTATAAGATTTGGCAAGCATTGGTAATAGTCCACCATTATTTTCATTAGTACGATATTTTGGTAGATAAGCGGCAAGATATTGATAGAGATTATTTATGTCTCCATCCTCTACGGGGGAACGAGAAATATCACCATCGTCTTTAATGTCTTCAATAGACATATATCCTGTCTTACGTTTATCTCTATATCTACTTTCAAGTTCAGCAGTGGCATTCTTTTGAGTAACTTTATAAGCTTCAAATCTACTAGCTTTACCGACAATTCCATATTCAACTTCAATAATTAAACCATTATCGGTAATTCCAGCTCTCCACCGTGTAGGAACTTCATTATTATTCTTTCTATATAACCATTGTTCCATTTAGTTTTTAGCTTTAAAATTTCCAAATGCAAATGTAACAGCTTTATTACTAAGTATTCTAGCCTTACGTTCGGCAACAGTTTCTTTTTTAGGTTTAGCTTTAACGGCTTTTTCCCCTACTTTAAGAGCATCACCGTCAAACATAGATTGAACACTATCAACTCGTACTTTACGAGCGCTACTACGAACTTTCTTACTATAAACAACAGGAGGGTTTTCAAGTTCATATAATTCATTCTTCTTTAGAACCTCTCCATATTGTTCCATAACTTTAGCATATTCTTCATTAGTCATTCCATTATCCATAGCTTTATTTAGAAGATAAGCAAATTCTGCATCACTTCTTTGCCAAACATAGCTATTAGTTTGACGAGGTCGACTACCATCAGGAAGAACTAAAGTAGCATCAAGTTCTTTTAGCACAACTTGTATAGCTTTGTCTATTCCGCCATATTGTTTAATATATGCTTCAACAAATCGTATATCTTGCGCGTCAAGTGTTACCATTATAATGATGATTTGCTACATTGGAAAATTACAATACGTTCCGGTTTACCAATCAAACAATGATTGTATTTAAACCATTCAACAACGTCCCAAGTAGGTTTATATTTAATAACACCGTCATGATGTGCAACACCTTCTAAATAATCAAATCCAGACGGGACTATATTTCCTTTATCAGAATCATCTAATAAATTAAACTTTTTAATAATTCCTACATCATCAGGATTTGTAACATCAACAGCTCCATAAATATAAATAGATTTTCTACTTATAGAAGCTCCATTAGGTAAAATAGTCTTCTCGTCTGTATCAAGTTTATGCTCTATTTCTTTAGTAATAGGTCGCATAACTACATACTCATAACCTGTAATACCTTTAGAACGGGACAGAATAGCTTTTTCCCGTATCCCAAGAAAATTCGTTTTCTGCATAATTATCTGCTATATAGTTATATGATAGATTAATAAGTTCTTTTATAGTTTCGATTGAGTATTTACTACGTAATTCAGCAAAGTCTTTAACTTCATATTCTCTAGGAATACATAATGGTATTATATTATAATTATTTCTTAACCAAATAGCTTCACGATAACCAGTATTATCATTATCCATTAAAGACAATATAAGTCCATTAGGACATTTTGCTCGTAGCCAATCGTATTCGTTCTGTTTAAGTTTATATGATTCATGAGGTATATTAACAAGACCTATGGTTCGCAGGGCTGTTCCCCCGTAGGAGATGGATAAGTCTATTGCATCTAAATACGCTCTAAGACTTATTCTATCTTTAGTACTTTTAGTTATAATAATAGAATCATATTCATTAAGTTCAAGATTGAGTAATCCTTCTAAACAATTACTATTAGTAATAAATCTAATAGTTCCATGTTTTCTATTAGGAAAATACAGTTTAATATTATATATACCTCGTTTATCTTGTCCTAACATATAAGCATAACATACATCCTTTCTATCGTTCTCATAATAATATTTAGGTTCAGGATTAACTTTTCTATTAATATAAAAGTAATCAACAGGATAAACAAAGTTAGTATTAAGATAACTAATAGGGACATGAAATTTCCCCCAATAATTCTTATCATAATTATTCCATTGTCTAGGAACAAATTCTATAATAGGTTTTCTATTTCTAGCAGCATTAACTCCTTCGGCTATTATTCCTTCGATATTTTCGTCTTTATCCTTACCATATATTATATTTCTAAAAGTATATGCAATATGTTTAAGGACGAATATAAACCAGCCTTTATTAGATATATCAACGTTTTTATGAATAATCTCACTGATAACTAATGCGGCAGCATCAAAACAATCTCCATGAAAATAACCAGCAAAATCTTTAGCTTTTAATTTACCACGATTGTCATATCTAAAACCGAAACTAGGATGTTCATCAACACGAAAAGGACTTGATATAAATTCTCCGGTATCAATACAGTGTTCTATTATTTCTGCATCTACACCTGTATAAGCACTAAAAATGCTTACTTGACTTATTTTAGAAAGTATAAATTCTTTAGTAAGATTACCGTTAGTTACAGTTCTTCTCATATTGGTTTTAACATCTTAAACGTGGATAATAAAAAAGGAGTAAGACACCAAATATAGTATCTTACTCCTTTATATCCAACTATTTAACTAACTTTTCTTAGAACGGTAGGTCGTCAGCAGGATTTCCACCAGCAGCGAACGGAGAAGCTGCAAAATCAGTAGGTGCAGTTCCAGGCATTGCTCCGCCCATTTGAACTCCTGGCATAGCTCCACCCATCATAGGTGCAGCAGCAGGCATAGCAGGTGCAGCAGCTTTTGTTTCACGATACACAATAGATTCCTTAGCGGGGTCTACTTTCAACATTGGAGCAACATTCTGCTTATAAAGTTCAATACAACCTTCTCCAACAAAGTTAGTAAATCCTAAATCACCCATTGTAGATTTACCACGAACAACAGGTTGCCAAGCATTCTTAACTTTAGTAAAGCGAAGAAGCTTAATCCAAATCGGAAGAATACCTCCTGTTGTGCTCTTATAAACAGGTTTACCATCATTGTTCATCATCTTAATGAAGTTCTCGAACATAGACTTCCAACCGTCTATAACAACTTGCGGTTCAACAGGAATATAATTTCCTTCATCATCGCTATCCTCAAAAGGCAAACACAAAGCGTCTTCTTCTTCCTCAGTCATAGGACGACCTTTAAGGATATATACGTCCATAAGATGTTTCATCCAACCAAGAACAGAATCAACTTTCCAAGCTTCTGCACCACCAACAATAGTAAGAGCATTACTTTCAGCCGGCATCATACGATGAGTAACATAACGACGAACAGATTCATTTTCATCATTACTTGCAAATGTAACAGTAAGGATAGGAATAGCCAAACCAGCAAATGATTGTAAACCTTGAACTTCTTCTCCAAGAGTTACCCATTTGATTTCTACATTATCAAGATGTCCAATGAACAAACCATTAGGTTTAGCATCTCTACGTTCGTCAAACTTTAAACGAGAAGCTGCACGAGTATCATTACTAATACCTCTACGCTTTTTCTTAGGTTGAGCTTCTTCTTGTTTGGCACTTACAGGTTTTCCTGCATTAACTTTCTCTTGTTCTTCTTTAGTTTGAGTACTCATTTCAACTAAATTTAAAAGATTAATAAAATATATAGATAAAAAGAGAGCCGCACTTAGATTAACTCCATGTACGGCTCTACATTTTAAATGAAAAAAGGATGTCTAATAACGGACGAGTTATTCAGCAGCTTGTTCAGCCTTCTTTTCACCAACACGAGCAGGTTTCTCTTCACGAGATTCGCCAAGTACAGCAACTTTAACAGCTACATTTTCATAACCGTTGAAGATTTCTGCATCAGCAAGTTCTTCCGGATTTACAGAGAATACCAAGTTCATAGTCTTAGCACGGTCTCCCATGTGAGCCTTCAACTGCATCCAAACGTTAGAGTCAGTAAATGTCAATGAAACTCCTGTACCAGTAGTTCCGGCAGGATTTGCAGATTTACTTCCTTTACGTTTCGGAATTTCGTCACCTTGAATAGCTTCCATAAGAACAGCTTTCAATTCCTCTTCTGTAGCTCCTTCACGGTTCAAAGCGGCAACCAATTCTTCATTCTGTGAGTTACGGGCAGATTCCAAGCAATCCTCGAAGTGTGCTTCTACATACTTCATCTTGTCATCTTTCGTCATACGTTCACGAGTAGTTTTCGGATTACCTTTTGCATCAAATTCCTGGACACCTTTGGCAATACCCCACATATCAAATTCTCTGTGAATAGCGATAGCGGCTTCCGGAGAATCAATATCAAGACCGTTTTCAGTACAGAACTCAACAAGTTCAGGAACTTTGTTACGAATAGCTTCTGCTACATTGTCAGCAGTAGTCACAAACATAATGTTGTCACCGGCTTGCAAACCAAGTGCTTTAGAAACAGGAGGTGTAATACGGAAACCGCCCAAAGCAGCATTTGCTACAAGTTCTGGTTCATAACTTACATTTCTCTGACCTGCATTAACTGCACTAAAACCGAATGACATTTTTCCAAAAGTTTTCATAATTTTATGGATTAAAATTGTTTATAAATATGAGCTTTAATAGCTCGTTAATTTCACTTTACTTCTTGAGCTTCAATATCAATAATATCTGCATCGTTGAGCTCTGCACCAGCAACTATTTTAAGTTCGGTAGTTTCATATACACCAAACAGTATATCGCTAGCTATATCACGAGCAGCATAAGTAAATGCTCTATGACTAATAAGTATTCGAGGATACTTTTTATATGTATCTTTCTCAAACATTTCAGCAGCTTGAGCTTCACTAAAACTAAATTTACCAATAGAATGAACTTCCTTACCACGAACTACACGACAAATATCGTATTCTGTTACATAATCAACTGGTTGATTAGGTATTCGATAAACAGGAACAAGACCTTGTTTAGCAAGTTCTTGAGCATGAGCAGGATTCATAGCAATAGATAATTTATTATTCCATTGATAACTCTTATATATATTGCCATTAAAATCTTTAAAATAAAGAGTAGGATATACATAAACTACATCATCATCTTTATTCTCTGCTTGTTTCTTCTCTGCTTCTTTACGATTATTGCATTTAATACAATAGTCAGGAAGTTTATCTTCAACATAAACGTTAAAACCATCTGTATATTCATACAGAGGACTATAATCTTTTGTACATTCCCATGTTAGTCCTGCCTTTGATAATAACGATTTAATAACATGAATATCAATTCCTGTTTTACCGTTTATAACGTGGATATGTTCAAGGCAAGTACTAAATGGAAGATTAAGGTCTTGTGCTCTCATTAGAACAGCTAAACCATCTTCTACACTAGCAATGCCACCTTTCTTGCTACGCATTATCTGTAACATAAACACTTTAGCATTCTCTAATTGAGCTGGGTCTAAAAGGTTTATATTATTCAATGCGTGAACTACATTTCCAACAGGTTGAGTATTCACATCTTTACTTGTTGCTACAACGGAATGTTCTTTTGTAACAACTTCTTTCTTTTGTTCTTCTATTTTCTCGTCCATTAATTCAAAGACCGTTTGTTTTTCACACCACAAATATAAATCTCTTTTTATTATCCGCAAACAATTCCACAATTATTTTCATCAAAATTTGTATCTTGACTTGGTGTAGTTGTCACATCAGTATAATGATTCGGTTTAAGCTGCATTAGCTTCGTTTCTTCAACAGTTCCCTGCATGAATACCTTATATATAATATGTGGTGTGGAGTTAAACATAACCTTATTAAAACGGTATTTAAGAGCCGTAACTTCATCACATAGAGGACTCGTAATTATCCACATATCAACATTGATTCTAAGCTCGTCTGACGAACTATTTTTGACGGATAATACTCTTAATCGCCCCTCTTGAAATAATCGCTCATTTAGGCTGGAAATAGCCTTAGATTTGATATATCTAGGTTTGCCTTTGGCGCTACCACTCTTATAAACGACCGGAATACCGTTTTCATCTAATAGAAGTTTTGGTTCAATACAATCATGATAATCTCCAACAGCAACTCCATATTCTTCTAAATATTTAGTCACTTTAGCAGCATAGTCTCCTCTTTTAGATATAATCATTATTTGTTTATCAGGATTTCCAAGAACAAGACTTAATATCATAGGCAGTTTCGCATCACTATCAGTAAGGAGATTACTTCTATTACGCATAATCTCATAACAAGTAGTAGCTTTATCTAATAGAATATTAGGATTATAACATTCATCAACTTGTCTATTAAATCCTATGGTCATATCCAATTCAGGAGACCAACCATTATCTAAAGCTAATTGATTACGAAATTCTGTACCACTAATACCAGCTTTGGTATCTCCAATTCTAGCTTTAGTGATATTATCAAAATCTTCAAATATATTCATACACTGAGTTATAAAATCAGTATATTTATCATACAGTTCTTTATCAGCAGTAGGCAATATACAACCTACTCTTCTCTCCTCTACGGGGGAACTTAAATTAACAGCATTTAAATCATTAGCACTAAGTTCTGTATTTACAGCAGGATAATGTTTATATATTTCTGCTAAATCATCAGTTTTAATAACATCTTTAGTTATAATAAACAAATGAAAATCAGAAGTAGTTCCTACACAATTAACATACAGACTATAACGTTCAAGACCAACAAAAATAGCAAGATTATATGTATATCTATACTTAGCATTAATATAAGTTTCACTTAATATAGTAATATGGTCTTGATTTATATTATTTTCTTTAAGAGTATCAACAATATTCTTTCTTGTATAATAACTATCAACAGCTATAAATACTTTTAAGTCAGGATTCTTAGCTTGCATCCGTTTAAGAATAACCATAATAAGTTTGGTATATTCCATAGGTTTAATACAGTGCACAGTTCCATGTCCTTTATTATTAATACCCCATTTATCAGCTAATTTATCATACATCAAATCCAGTGTCTTCATAATCATCTAATTCAATATTATCTTCTTCGACATCTTCAAATGCGGAATCATCAAAAAGACTATTAAATTGTTTATAGGCTTTCTTAATACGAGTACGTCCTTTACCTTTAGGACTAATTCCTAGTTTAATAGGATTAATAATCTTCATCGCTTCTTCGTAATAATACTTATAATTTATGTTCCGCAATGAAATATCCATATCATCAAGAGTATTAATAACAGTAACAACTGAACCAGCAGCCATACGAGAACGAGATGCAGTATCATTATGAACTTTCTCAACTATACAACCTGTATTAGATACATAAAACCTAACATATCTTTGACATACAACTCTTTGAACTTGCTGATTATTAACAAATGTTTGTTCTACATGAAATTGTCGTCCAACATTTTGAGTTTTACAAAAGTCAAGAATATTAGTAGCATTGCGTAATGTTTCCATTATAGGTTTATGTTCAAGAAAATAGTTACTAACTGCTTGTGCAACAATAGGCATATCATAACCTTTTTGTAAGTCAACAGCATACATAAGAGGATTTAATGCTCCTTTATATTCAAGCTTTAAACCTTTCTTAGTACGAAATTGGGCAATATAATTATTTACATCGCGAGCTATAAGACAATGAACAATATCTGCATCAGCTTTCAACTTAGACCTTTGTTCCCATCTACTAGCAATTTCGTTAAATGTATCCCATTGACTATCTTTAATCTTAACCATAAGACCATCAGTATTAGCACTAACAACTTTTATATTGTTCTGTACTAATTCCTCTATCAACATTAAGATTAATAATTGTCCATTTATCGTTACTTTCAATACAGCTAATCTATCATACAAATCTCCTTTTTCAAATCCAAGCTTGCCGTATATAGAATTTATCACAATCTTTAGTACTAATGCTAAAACTTCTCTAGGAACTCCATCTATAATTTCTTCTAAACTATGCTTAACAGTAACTCGCGTATCTTTCATCCACGTTATCAACCCAACGAATACCGATTTAATCATATGTTCTGGATATATCCAATAAGAACTCATGATTGACGGATACATCGAATTGATATCCCAGTGTACTAGAGTAAACGGTTCTGCTTTTTGAAGTTCCCCCGTAGGGGATGGACAAGGTATAACACCATGACATCCATAATCGCTAGTACTCCATATTTCCATAGGAATATCTTGACTATGAAGTCCGCCAGTTCCCATACTATAAGTAGTATCTCCAATAGTTAGAATCTCATTAAATTCTTCTTTATTAACTCTATAAAGAACCTTCTTTTTAATTCTATCAAGAAAACTTTTAAGTTGAGGCGTTTTAAATTCGATATTATCAAATATAACACGACTAAGTTTCATAGCAGTTCTTTCAGTCTTTTTACCTTTCCATTTTTCAGGTGGTAAACCACTTCGTTCTGAATAGAATTTCTCAAACAGTTTATCAGCCATATTACTACGACTACTATTAAGAAGGTCAACTTTATATACGCTACTAACAGAATATCTAGACTTAATTTCTTCCGGATTAAGACGAACAATTTCGCACACAATAAATACATCATTTTTATTATAATACATCATTGGTGGAATATATTCATCTAATATATATCTATCCCACTTGTCAACAAGTTTATTAACTTTGTCAGGAGGTAGTCCTTTATATAATAGATTATCATAATAAAGTTCTACATCTTTGTCACAAATAGGAGGAAGTTTATATTCTAGTAATTCAAACCATTGAAGATTTATAGAAGTTTGTTTAAGACCTTTAGGAGTAGCTTTTCGTTCTCTTGTATCTTTATCAATTCTAACACCAGCTTTATTAAGAGCGAATATTCGCATAACATCAATACCAATATAAGGAAGTTTAAAACGTTTAACAGTATTAATCTGAAAATCATTATATAGTTGTTCCTTATCTTCTTGTAGAGAAATAATCTTTTTACTAAGATTATATAGATACTTTATTAAGTCCTTAGTATTATCATAGTAATTAACATTCATAAGAAACCCAGCTATCATAAGATTATCATAGCTAAGTCCATTATAAGTATAAACATTAATTCCTTTATTACGCATCGCATTAAGATAACCAACTAAACTCAATAATTGACTATCGTCTTTATCTGTAATATAAAACGCATCACACTTAACAGTATCAAGTCTACGTTTAATTTCAGCAACAGTCAGTTTTTGAACTAATGGTATAGGTTTACTTTTATCATTAACACAATCTGCAAATACTTTCAGATAATCATTAAGACTAATAAAAGTAATAGAATAAAAATTTGGAAGTACTTCAACGTCCGCAGCTCTACAATCAATCACTTCTTATATATTTCATATATTATAAGCACTAAGTTCTTTGACAAGTAAGTCTTTTAATACTTTATATTTATCAGCATTATAATGCTTTATTCCAAGAGAGCCATATAAATGTATAGAACGATTAATACCACAGATATTAATTCTATGATGAGTAAAATCAGGTTTATCTCTAAAGAAAAGTTTATAAGCATCTCCAAAAAGTATTGTATGTTTATAAGGAGTATTAACCCAGTCTTTAAAGAATAAATGACTACATTTTACAACTGCATCATCCCAACAATTATATTTAGAACTAGTATTACATCTGACAGCATAAGTAAGATAACATTCTTCTTCAAAGTTCTTTCCAGTAGCAAGACTATATATTTCTTTTAAGTCTTTGATTGCTTCTTCATCATAACGTGGAAACACGTATAAAACTTTAGAACAAATATTACCTATATTATCAGATATAACTCCATCTTCATTTAGAAGTCTTGCTGGACAGTTTTCGCACGTTTTGTTCATTTATAATAAGATTTTCAGGATGTACATAATAAAACGAATATCTATCTATTCTAAATTTTGTATAAACAAGAATATCTTCCGGTTCGTCTATTGTATACCATCCAAAATCCTTACGAACTCTAACAATAACAAGACCATTTCTCGTATTATATCCTACAACACGTCCTTGTTCTTTACCGTTAGTTGCTTTGTTAAATTCGCAAGGTTTGCTTTATGTTTAATAGCAAAATTACGAGCTATACTACAAACTATGCTACGATTTATATTAACATCTTCCATAACACAAGAATAATTCTGTTGATGGTCTACTACAAGCAACATATAGTCTACGTAGAAGTTCATCTTGATTAGTATAAGGATGTCCATACTTATCATATACCATATCGTTAACATCTACAAAAACTGTATTATAAGTCGAACCTTGAGCTCTATGAGAAGTTATAGCAAATCCGTAATCAATATCTCTACTAAAAAGTACTTTACCATAAGGATTAAGTATATTATTAGCTAATAGATATTTCCGTTTAAATTTGAAATACTCTTTCCATTTACCAGCTCTAGTAACACTTGTAGCAGATTTAGCATCATTAATTAGATTATTAAGTTTATTAAAATAAGATTGAATAGTGAATTTATCATTATGGTCAATAATACATAGAGGTTGTGTAATCTTACCTCCATTAATAGCTTGAAATTTAACCATAAAACATTTGAAATCATGAATAGGGTCTTGAAAATCAGCTATATCATATATAATATATTCATCACTATTCTGTATAATAGTATCATTAAAATCATCAACAATAGTAGAATATGACATTATTAAGTCATTTCTAGTAATAATGCTTTTTTCAGCTCCTTTAACAATAGCTTTACGAATATAATTATTCCAAGTTGTAACTTTAGCATTAGTATATGCAATAACTTTATACTTATTTACATTCCTAGAATATTCTTCATCAGTAAATGCTTGTTCTATATGATAATCAAATTCAGAAGGACTACAAACAGTATATCCACATCCAAATTCATTATAAGCACTTTTATGTTTAGGATTACTTATATAAGAAAGCATATCATAACGTTTATTAGCAATATCAGACCGAAGTAATTCAAGAAGATATGTAATAGGATTATTATCTCCTTGTCTTACAACTTCTTTTAATACATTAGTCTTAGTAGCAATAGTAAATGCTCTACTAGTTTTCTCATTAACTGGATTTATTTGTGAGTTATCTCCTATATAAATAATCTTTATTTGTCTTTTACGACAAAAGTTATTAATATAGGTAACTAGTTTCGCATTGAGCATAGAAGCTTCATCTATAATAAGAAGTCTAACTTCTTTCTCTAATAGTTTTACTTTACCAATAGGATTAAAAGCTGGATTCTCAGGGTCAAAGTTTTCAATATCTACATCAAGTCTAAAACCAAAAGTAGATTGAATAGTTTCAACAGCTTTGCCATTAATAGCTTTACTAAGAACTCTACAAGCTTTATGGGTTGGAGCAGCACAGACAATTACACTAGAACTAAATTTGCAATTCTGAATCACATATTTAATAACAAATGTTTTACCTACTCCACCAGCTCCAACAAGCGCATGAATATAATTCTTATCATCCCATTTAGCAGCTATAAATCCAATCAAATCATCGACTGCATTTGCTTGGTCTTTGGTAAACGTAATATTATCTTGTTTAGGTTCACCATATACATTCATAGTTCGTTTTCAATATCAAGTTCTCCATTTCTAACTTTTTCTTCATATTCTCTCCAATCACGAAGAGATAAAACCATACCTTCAACGTCTGCTATGTTATAACACATAACTACGTGGAACATAATAGGATTAAAAGCTGTTTTAACAATCTTACCACGAACTAATAAACCAGGAGCAATAGCACAATAGAATTTAATATTAGTAGCTTTACGACTATCTTTATCACGAATTATTTTAATTCTATGACCATATTTATCTAGCCATCTAGCATATATAATTCTTTTGTGTTTAGTTTCGTAAGATTCAGTAGTAATAGGATATATTTGTCCTTTATACTTTACTCTATATACTCCTTGTTTATCAATTATAATCTCACCGTCACATTTAGTCTCTATAACAACATATTTGCTACTTACTCTTTGTCTTTTAGATTTAGCACTTGAGCCAAAAGACACTTTAAACGTAGGCATAACATATTATTTTCTATTAAATTTACTCTTAGAAAGACTAGATTTAACAGAGCTGATAATATCTACTTTACTCTTACGTTTTTCAGCTTTAGCAGCAGCTTTAGCGGCTTTTCTTGCTTCTTGTTCAGCAATTTTAGCATCTCGTTGTTCGTCCAAATCCACTTGTATAAGTGTATAACCACAGTATTTAGTAAGAAAATCAATTCTTCCCCAAAAACTATTACCAATAAGATTAGTATCTTTAATAACACTAATCACTTTGTCATTAATAGTTATAGCCGGATTTTTACACAATTCTCTAACTACCGTTACTTCATCATATTTTCCCATATTTTACATAACATTTAAAAAGTTAATAAATTCACATCATAAAAGTAAATATCAGTAAATATATAATAACTATAACACAATCAGCAATAATGGCTCTATTAAGAGTTATAAATTTAACAAGATGTAGTTCTTCTATAATATGAATAGCTACAATTAATAATAGACATATAGTAAAAAATATAATATCTGTCATAACAATATCTATTTAAACTATTAAACCAAAGGTCGGGACTTCGTCCCTCCCGCCCCCCGTAGAGGATGAGAATGAATATAACCTATACCGACTCATTTACCATCATTACTAATAATATGTTTATGAACCACATCAGTAACCCTCTTAACATTGTCAAGTAAAGTATTTACATATTCAGTAATTTTAATAACATTATCACAAAAATTAAGAACTTGTTGTTTAAGATTAACTTGATTCTTTAGAGCTTCATTAAGTTGTTCTTGTAATTTACTTATACGTTGTTTTAGCACAATAACATCAACAATTAACAACGCAATAACAAGAAGCATAATCCAAATTAAATTTTCCATGCAGCACTATGTATTTTTCTAACAATATCATCTCTAAAATCCTTGCATTCATGTCTTGCTAAATCTTTAATAAGAATATCACAAAACTCAATATCAGGATAAGCAAATATAATATCAAGACATCTACAGTAGTATTCGAGCCATTCTAAATAAGCATCATCATCTCTTCTATGAATTTGAGCAATTTTAGCAATAGCTCTAGCAGTATAACTATTCTTAGCTAACAAATCATTCCAATGTTCTCTGATATATTTAATATCTGACCAATTCTTTGCATTCTTAGCACAATTATGTTCTATAACTTCAAACCATTGTTTAGCAGCAGTCTTAGTATTATGATAACAAAAATCAACACTATTCTTATGAAGAGTAATATCAATACCATTATCAATAACTTTAAGTTTTAGTTCTCGTTTAGCAAAATCTACCCAAGTACAAATAGCAAGTTTATCTTTGAAATAACCTCGCTCAATTCTTACAACATCATAGACATGAACACCATTGATGTTATCTCTATATTTCATTGATGGTCGTCGTGTACCCATAAATATTAATGAATTTGGTTAAATGCTCATATATAGAACCATCAAGATATTCTTGAGTTACTTGGTCATCAATTCTATCTTCAAGTCCTAAACGAATATAACGATTATCACATTTATCAAGAAGTTCAGTAATACGTTCGTATTTAACTTGGTCGTGGACTAAATCATTCATTTGTTTATCTTTACGATAAATAAGATGTTTAATCACATATAATTCAGCAATACGAATACCAGCATTAAGAGCTTTATAATAATTATCATCTCTAAAATTCTTATAACATTCAGCAAGAAGAGCTATATTGTTACTAAGTTCTCTCTTATCAACATTACGAGGTTCAAATGCAATAGTTCTAACATTAGGACACCATTTGCCAATATTAGGATACCACATTATCTCTACACAAACACCATAGCGAATATGTAGCATATTAACTACATCCGCAGCACCGCTATTCTTACTAATAATACCTTTACCAAGTATTCTATCAATAGCACTAAGAAAATAAGATTCTACATTATCCATAAAATATAATATTATATAATTCGACTTATTTTAAGGCTCACAGTTGAACGATTATCAAAAATGATACAGTTTATCATATCGAATATTAAAATTCAATAGAGGACAAATAACGCATATTCTCGCTCATATTGTGTGCCGGAGCAAGTAGCATTTCATCAATCAGAATCTTGCCACCGAATCCATCATCTATACGATAAAGTATCTTATCTTCTTCTTGACTACAATGTCCAACAACTATATCTTCAATTCTACCAACAATAACTTTATCTCCTATAAAAGAATGAACATAATCGCCTATTTTATATTTAGCATTATCAGCGATAAATTGTTCTTCGATAGAAGACATTATTACTTCTTCAATATTATCCATAGTAAATTTATATATTAAGTTTAACAATAAATTCTAAACAACAAAGCCCAATAATACTTTCACAAGCACTATTGGGCACATTAAAATCAAAATCGAGTTTAAAAATTGTTTCACACATAGACTATAATATTATAGTTTCGGACTTCATTTCGTCCATCATCAGTATGTGAATTTAAAGCAATAGTCCTATCTTCACAGACAAGACTATTATGTCAGAAATCTATAACACGAAATGATACTATCTTCACAGACAATACCATCCAACAACAGACAAATAAAAATAAACACAATATGACAAACTTAACTTCGCTAAGTTAATGTCAAAACAAAACTATGTTATTATGGATAAGAAAAATCATTTCTGTTTCTTTAGCTCGGCAATAAGCTCTTCTTTAGTCATATCTTCGTAAGATTTAGCAGCATGATTACCATCTTCAATCCAACGAAGTTTATCATTGATTTTTATCATAACAGAGTTCATTTGATGTCTCAATACGGTAGCAGATCCATCACAGATAATATTTATATTTTCTTTGCCATATTTAGCAATATCTTCTTCTGTAATAGATTCGACAGTTTTCATCATACAATAAGGACAAAAACAATCAATTTCTTCTTTGAAGATTTCTTTTACTTGAGAATCAACAAATTCAGCAACAGTTTTATTAGCTTCTTTAGCGCCTTCAATACCGCCTTCTATAAGACTAATTACACGGTCATGATATTCTTTATCTTTAGACTCATTAGCTGCTTCGGCAATATCTTCTTTAATACTATTAAGTATTTCTTCAATAGACGCACCGTCAGCTTTACCAAATATTGCTTTACCAACTCCTTCAATATCTATAACTTTAGCTTTCATTTTATTATCTCCTATTAGTTTAATTATTATTTTTGATTATAAAAACCGAATTTATCTTCGCCATCATTATCATTATCGCTATCATCAAAAACTTCATTATCAGCTAGAATATCAATATCACTACCCAATAACTCACCATGAACTTCTGTTGTATTATTATGTTTATCTACATCAGATTCTCCATGTTTATCAATAGTTCTAATATATGTAATTTTTGACATATAAGCTCTATTATGATTTATGATGTTCCCCCGTAGAGGATATGGATATGATATAAGTCATACTATCTCTCCATCTCCTACGGGGGAACTCCACTGCTTAATCTATAGTATCAATCCCTTCTTTGTCCATAAAATCACTAATAGTCTGTTGAGCAGCATTAGCGAATTGATTAAATGAACTTATAAGTGCAACAAGAAAGAACTTCTCTCTATAAGAATATTCCTTAATAATCCCGTCAGAACTTACACGGAACTTATTCCACAAGAACTTCACGTAATTACCTTTACCATCTTTACGGATAACTCCTATTTGAGATAGATGGTTAAGAATGTTCAATGAACAATACCGACGAATAGCAGCATTATCTTTAGGAATATATGCAACTTCTAGTACATGGTTAGGTACATCAACATTAATCTCACGTTTCTCTTTACCAACAACAGTTTTAGGCTTAACTTTTTCAGCATTAGCCTTAGGAGCAGGAGCAGTAGTAGCAACAACAGCAGGAGCTTCTTGAACAACCTCCGGCTTAGTATCTTCTACTTTCGTTTCAACTTTAGATTCTTCAACCTTAGTTTCTTCTACTTTAGGTTGAGCATCTTCTTTCTTAGTCGCTCGAGCAGCTTTCTTAGCAGCGTACTTACTTACAGGAGCAGTACCATCCTCTTTTAATTTTACCATAGTTCGAACTATTTTAATATTAACAATATTAGTTGGATTAGCAGCAGCATTACCAACTCTTATATGACAAACATAATAATACTATTTCTAACTACCAAATTATACAGTACTTTTATTTAGTGGTATATTGTTAAATTCAGATAAACCACCAAGTCGAATAGTACTTTTATCAGTAGCAGTAATTATATTATATATATATGACTATACACTTATCAGCACTACGAGGTAGAACTGTGTGATGTTTCATATCACGAGAGTCAGTAGAACCACGTCTACCAACTCTCATAATATTTGTTCATTAGAACCCACCGATTCCCATCATGTTCATCGCCAGCATATTCAGCATTTGCTTAGCCTTTTGACATATCTCAATCTTAACAACATGATTGATGATAGTATCATGACCAAGAGACTGACCATTAACATCAGAACTACTGAACGGATTCTTATAGATTTCATCCGCAGAAACTTCTTCTTGAACAAGGTCAACTTTAGCACCGGCAAGTATCACCTCAAGACCTTTAGGATTCTGGATAAGTTGATTAGCAGCCCAAGCTGTTTCATCATTATCCTTAAGAACGGACGCAATACTATAAGATGAAGCAAATACAGTAGCAGTTTCACCTTTAGTAAATACACCTTCGCCATCAGACACATATCCAGGAATACCACGTTCGAGACTTAGACTAACCATAACATAGTTGTCTTTAGGTGTAACAATACTACTGCGAACACGGATTCCAGCAATCTTATTACAACCTTTAGCAAGAAGTTCTGCAATTACCTGCTTATTAGTCTTAATCTTAGACACAACGACACCTTTGTCTTCATTAGTAGGTTCACCACCACCAATTACTTCGTTAACAACAGGATTTTCATTAGCATTTTCGGCTGCTTTACCATCTTTCAATTCTGCCATAGCAATATTAATTTATTTAGTTAGTAATAGAATTGGTCCGCCAACAGCAATAACATTTATATAGTTATCATCATTAACTCGCCAAGATTTATTTTGTTAGTGAATGAGTTAAAGATATTATTGTATATCTAGATAGATTTACCATCTATCATTCAATATAAAACAATATCAATATTAATAATAATCTATAATATATAACCATTATCTATCAGATATTGATAGAGATTGTAATTATGGAGACAATATAGAACATTATATAGACGATTATATAAGAGATAATATCCAATAGATATAATCTATCAAGTAAACATATCTAATAGACAAAATCTATCAAAAGACCATATAGATAAAATCTATTATAGAAGCCATATAGATAGACGAAATCCATTAAGCGTATGAACCAATAGGAGCTAAAGCAAGAGCTTTATCAAGAACTATTATAAGAACTAATACAGAGTTAGAATGAATATCTTTATCAGAAGCTATTATAGGAATTATAGTAATATAATAAAGAAAATTAGGAACGAAATTATGAATAATAGGAGATATAATATTAGGTTAAACAGTAAGTTTATAAAGAGTTGGTGGAAGAAGGGTTAGGTGTTGTATGAATTTAAATATTATTAATTTTTCATATTCTCCCACATTATCTCCCATCCCAACACTCTATATCACCATCTCCAACTCCCTCTCAATCCTCATCATTTCCCACTATCTACCATGACATTATTATCTCTACGCTTCT